ATGTCCCAAACCAAAAACCAGACAGCCCCGCCCGACCCATACGACATCCAAGCGATGCTCAAGCGGAAGGGCATCACCCAGAAGGAGCTGGCCAGGCAGATCGGCGTCTCCGAGATGGTGGTGTCCAAGGCGATCCACTTCAGCCTCGTATCCGAGCGGGTATTCCAAGGCATAGCCGACGCCCTCGGCATGGACCGGCGCCAGGTGTTCGGGTGGTACTACAGCCCGGACAACCGGAAGCGGCGGCCCAGAAAGCAGGCATAGCCCCTAATAGGTTATTACTAAACCCCGCGAGGGTTGGCAATGGCTAATTTGCGAACAAAATCAGACACGCCCCAGGCTCGACAGATGAGCCTGTTCGACTATGTCCAGAAGCTGGAAGCGGAGAGGCGCAAAGTGACCGAGGGATCTTTGAACGTGAAGGAGCGGCTGCGCGCAGCACTGAACGCCGCCATCAAGCAGTGCAATTTATCCAGGCACCAGATCGCCGGCGAGATGAGCCACCTGATCGGCGCCGACATCACCCGCACCCAGATCGACTCCTGGACCGCCGAGTCCAAGGAACTGAACCGGATCCCGGCCGAGTACCTGCCGGCGTTCTGCCGGGCCACCGGCAGCATCGAACCGATGCGGATCATCGCCGAGGCCGCCGGCGCGTTTGCCATGCCGGGGCCGGACGCGATCCGGTCCGAGGTGCAGCGGCTGCGTGAACAGGCCAGAAAGATCAATTCCGAGTTGAGAAAACGCGAGATGTTTATCGCTGAAATGGAAACCAAGCTGCAATGAAAGGCAACCTCATGCTGAACGAAGAAACACAAGCGCTCGACAACCTGGACCAGGCCCCGCCGGACTATTACGAGGTCAAGCCCCTCTCCGCCGCCGAGGCCCAGCGCCGGGCCGAGCTGGAGGCCGTGATTACGAAAAACATGGGCGGATTCCTGGCCGTGGCCTACGCCCTGCGGGAAATCCGCGAGAAGGAGCTGTTCCGCACCACACATAAGCTGTTCGGCCTATATATAAAGGACATGTGGGAGATGGCGCGGAGGACTGCTTATCAGTATATCGACGCGGCCAACGTCGTGGACACGGTGAAGCAGATCGATTTGTGCGCCACGGCGCACAAAAATGAAATGTCTACAATTGTAGACACGGACAATTTGTCTCCAATTGGAGACAAATCCAATTTGTCTCCCAATGGGAGACAAATTTCATGGGTCCCAGAAAACGAACGCCAGGCCCGCGCCCTGGCCAAGTTCAAAGACAACCCCGAGGCCATCAAAGCCATCGTCACCGAGGCGATTCAGACATCAGAAGACGGCCGGATCACCGCCTCCCACCTCAAGCGCACCGCCCGCCGCCTGCACCTGGAGAAGGTCCGCCAGGCCGTCGCGGATGTCCGCCGGCGCAACAACCAGGCCCCGAAAATAGACGAAAACTTCCGGAAGGCATTCAACGCCTTCCTGGACCAGATCAACATCCAGCGGGCCGCCGATTATAAATACACAGACGTCGGCGAGGTGATCCGGCACGTGCAGATCATCCTCGACGCCCTGAGATGCGACATATAACCGCCGAGGAACTCCATGCAGATTCTATCCGATCACACTTCGTCTCCGCAAATATCCACGGCGCTCGGCATCGGCGAGCGCGCCGTACGGAAGCGCGCCCAGAGTGAGGGCTGGCCGGTGATTTTCCGGCGCGGCCTGGGCGGATCGAGCCGTGTATATCTCACATCCGGCCTGCCGGACTCCGTCCGCGCGGCCCTGACCGGACTTGCGACCGACCGCCGGCCTTCGACGGTTTCAGCGCAGGCCGGAGCAGCCAGGGCCAGAACCCTTTCCGCCGAAGCGGCCGCCGCAGACGAGGCCAAACGCCAGGCCAGGGAGGCCGGTCTGGCCGCATTTGCACTGTTGCCGGAAGCGAAACAGGCCGAGGCACGCGCCCGGCGGGAGATCCTGAACGCACGGGACTCTTTTGTCGCCTCCGCCGGCCTGCCCAAAAAAACCGGCACGGCGCTGTTTATCCGGGAGTACCGGGCCGGCGCGATCGCCCTGCCCGAATGGATCGCGCAGGCGCTGTCCGTCCGCCAGGGCGGACTGGCCCTGTCCTGGGCCACGATGCACCGATGGGAACGCGCCTTCGCGGATGGCGGAATCGCCGCGCTGGCCAGCGGATACAAGTGCACACGGGATACGGCTATCGCGCAGCACATGCAGGAATTTATCGTCGGCCTCCTGTCCGTCCGCCCGCACCTGGGCATACCGATGGTGCGCATGGCCCTGGAGGCCCGGTACGACGGCCAGGCCATTCCCAGCGAATCCGCCCTGCGCCGGTACATCACCCGGTGGCGCGACGAACACAAGAGCCTGATTCTGTACCACACATATCCGGACAAGTGGCGCAACCTGCACATGAGCGCCCAGGGCAGCCGCTCCGAGCACGTCACGCGGCTGAACCAGGTGTGGGAATTCGACTCCACGCCGGGAGACGTGATGCTGACCGACGGCCGGCACAGCCTGATCGGCGTGATCGATGTCTATTCACGGCGGGCCAAGCTCCAGGTAACGCCCACGTCCCGGTCTTCGGCCATCGCGGCCCTGACCCGGCGGTCCATCCTGGACTGGGGCGTTCCCGAGGTGGCTCTGACCGACAACGGCCAGGATTATGTCTCGACCCACCTGGTGCGGGTGTTCGAGGACCTGGGCGTCGAACAGGTACTGTGCGACCCCTTCCATCCCGAGCAGAAGCCCCATATCGAGCGGTTTTTCCGCACATTTTCTCATTCCATCGTCGAGATGCTGCCCGGATACATCGGGCACAGCGTGGCGGACAGAAAGCAGATCGAGGACCGGCGCAGCTTTGCCCAGCGCATCATGGACCAGGGGTCCGATCCGGTCGAGGTCGGCCTGTCAGCGGCCGAGTTCCAGAGCATCTGCGACCGGTGGTGCAACGCGGTGTATCACCGCAGCGTGCATCACGCGCTGAACAAATCCCCGATGCAGGCCGCGCGGGAATGGACCGCTCCGGTCCGCAGCATCGCCGACGAACGCACTCTCGACATTCTGCTCTCCCCGGCCCCGGACCGCCAGGGCACGCGCGTGATCGAGAAGGACGGCATCCGGGTCCAGGGAGGCCTCTACATCGCCGCCGAGCTGGCGCCGTATATCAAGGAGACCGCCGCGGTGCTGCTGGATGCCACGGACTGGGGGACCATCTACGTGTTCCGGATTCATTCGGACGGGTCACGGGAGTTCCTCTGCCGGGCTGTGGATCCGGATCGCACCGGGCACGACCGCGCCGAGATCGCGGCGCGCAGCCGGGCCATTCAGGAAAAGTATTTCCGCGAGGGCAGCCGGGAGCTGAAGCGCCTGTCCAAACAGGCGGCCGCCGACCAGATCGGCATGGAGATCCTGGCGCACCGCGAGAAGCAGATCGCCAACGTGAGGGAATTCCCCGCGGCATCCGAGACATACAGCACGCCGGCGTTAGACCAGGCCGCGCGGGTGGTGGACGATATCCGGACATCCGCGATGGGTCCGCAGCCGATCCCCATCAGCGACGACGAGAGCCGTTCCGCCGCCGAGCTGATCGACATGCACCAGGCCCGGCGAAACAGCCGGCCCCTGCCGGCGACCGCTCACGAAAAGTACGAACAGATCATGGAAGACATGCGCATGGGCGCCGATGTGCCGGACGCCAGTCTGGCATGGGCCAAGCGCTATGAAGTGTGGCTTGAAACCGGCCAGTGGGCCGCAAACAACTGAGAGGAGGAAGGTATGAACAGAGGAGATCTGAGGCGGATGGCGCGGCGCATGGTGCGCGACGGAATACGCAGGGTGGACGATCTGCGGGAGTCTGCGTGGCAAGACCTCCGCATCGCCCAGATGCTGAACCGGCCGGATGCGGACTGCCTGCGGCACGAAGCGTCATCGAAACTGAAACGGGCGGCGCGGTTGCGCCGCATGTGTCTGGTTGTGGCGGATCAGCACGGCCTGGATGCCGAGGTGCGCCGTGCGAACTGAGATGGCGATGACCAAGAATGTGAGGCGGTTTCTGGCCGCCGTGCGCGAATTGTCGGACCGGCCCCTGGGAGTGGAAGGCATGGCGATATTGTGGGGCGATCCGGGCGAGGGCAAGTCCACGACCGTGGCCTTTGCCTGCAACGCCCTGGACGGCATCTTCCTGCGGGCAAACGCCTGCTGGACGATCACGTCCATGCTTTCGGCGCTGATGACGGAGCTGGGCCTGCCGCGGTACGGCCGCAAGGCCCCGATGGTGGACGCCGCGGTCAAGGCGATGTCGGAACGTCCCCGGCCGATCTTCATCGACGAGGCGGACTACCTGCTGAGGGTCAAGGACCTGCTGGACGTGATGCGCGACATCTACGACGTGAGCGGCGCCCCGGTGGTGCTGATCGGCATGGAGGACTTCGCCCGCAAGGTGCAGTCCATCGGCAAGTTCGCCCGGCGGGTCACCCAGTGGGTGAAGTTTTCGGGGATCGACGCCGAGGACGCGCGCACCCTGGCGGACGCCCTGTGCGAGGTGACGGTGGCGGATGACCTGCTGGCGCACGTGCACCAGGCGGCCCGGTCCAACATCGGCCGCATGGTGACCGGCCTGTCCCGCATCGAGCAGTTCGGCCGGCTCAACGCCCTGGACAGCGTGACCCGCAAGGAGTGGGGCAACCGGCCCCTGTTTTACGACCAGCCCCGGTTCAAGGGGGGCAGATAATGGGATCGGTCAAGGGCATGAAGCGGGGCCAGAGGATATCCCCGGTACGGCGCAACATGTGGCGGTCCATGCGGATCATGCGCCGGTTTTCGGTCGCCGACCTGCAGCGGACCGCCGGAGCGGAGTACTGGTCCGCGGTCAAGTGGCTGACCATGTTGCAGAGACACGGGTACGTGGAATGCACCCGTCCCGGAGCGCCTGGGCGGCCGGCGGAATACCGCCTGGTGAAGGACGCCGGGCCGGAGTATCCGCTGCGGTGCGATGCCTGCGGCCGGCAGCTGCAGGAAAAAGGCTGCCGAGGCAAAAAATCTTTCGCCGGCGCACAGCCCGCGCCGGACGCGAAAACATCGGCGCCAACGGCCCGGGCCGCCATGTGGGAAACCATGCAGGCCGGGCGGCGGTTTTCCATCGCCGACCTGTGCCGGATACCCGGCGTTACGCTGCATTCGGCGTACAAGTGGACGTCGCAGCTTATGAATCATGGATACGTCGAGCGGGTGGACGCATCCGGCAACACGGCGGAATATCTCCTGGTAATCAGACGGGGCCGGGAATACCCGGTCGCGTGCCGGAAGTGCGGCCGCTCGCTGCATAAACAGGGCTGCCGGGGTGAACAGTCTCATCAAAATAAGGAGAACGGAACATGTTGATATCGGGAATCATGATCGGATTTGTGTTTGGCGCCGCGGCCATGTGGGGCTGCGTTGTGGCGATCCGGCGGCCAGCGGCCTCCCGCCGCGACAACGAGGCGGTGGCGGCGTATCTGCGCCGGAAACGGATACTGGAGAGGAGCGGCCATGTACGATGACATCCAGCTTTCAAAGCACTTCCGCGAAAACTGGGAGCGCCGGGTGGGGAACGTGCCGCAGCCCGGCGCCGTGGCCAGCATGGTCGAGAACAGCGTCCGCCTCCAGCGGGGCCGCCTGTTCAAGCTGCACGACGGCACGTTTTTTAACACGCTGAGCTGGTACTGGCACCCGGAACTCGGCGTCATCATCAGCCTGGACCCTGCCAGCAATACCGCCGTGTCGGTATTGACCGCGGATCAGGCCAGAGAACGACGAGGAGGCAGATATGGCGGTTGAAAAGATGAGCCCCGAAGAGTACGCCCGGATCAAGTCCGCCGTGGCTGTGGAGCTGACCCGGCACATCGGCCCGGCCCACGGCATCGGCATGGGGGAGCTGTCGTTCGCCGCCACGGGCAAGCCGTGGCGGAACCGGATCAACGACACGCGCGTGCTCAGGAAAATCGTAACCGAACTGCGCAAAGAGGGCGCGGCGATCTGTTCGGACGTGGCCAACGGCTACTACCTGGCACAGACGGCCGAGGACCTGGCCGCGCACTGCGCCCGCCTGCGGAAAAGCGCCCTGAAGAAGCTGGCTTTGGAAGCCAGGTTTCGCCGGATCGCCCTGCCCGACCTGGTCGGGCAGATCGCCCTGGACCTGGGGAAGGAGGAAGCCTGTGGCCAGGAAGCGTGAGGCGGAGCCTGTCTCGGCGGTCATCGGCCTCGTGTCCGACATGCTGCGCCGGATCTCGTCGCGCCGCCGGCAGCTCGCGCTGCTCCAGGCGGAGGCGGATGAAAAAATCCGGCCGATCCTGGAACGGTACGAGCCGGGGATCTCGGGTCTGAAACAGGAGCTGGCGGATCTGGACGCCGCGCTGCGGGCTATGTGCGCCCGGTCCGAGGCCGAGTTGTTCGCCGCGGGCGACCGGGTGGCGGCGCCCGGCGGGGTGTTGATCCGCACCGTCAAGCCGTGGGTGGTCCGGATCCGGGGGATCGTGGATGCCCTGAAGCACGCCGGCCGACACGACCTGATCCGGGTCGCCGAGTCCGCGGACTGGGACGCCGTCTCCGGCCTGGACGACAACGCCCTTGCCGCCATCGGCACGCGCCGGGAGAAAAAATCCGAATTTACCTACGAGGTGGCGGAATGAAACCCGACCGCCGCAACCGGGAGCTGGCCCGGATCCACATCGCCGCCCAGGCCCTGGGCATGGATGACGACGCCTACCGGGAGATGCTGTCCGGAGTAGCCGGGGTGAGCAGCGCGGCCGAACTGACCGCGGACGGCCGGAAGCAGGTGCTCGATCACCTGAAGCGGTGCGGGTTCCAGTTCCGGCGCCGGGGGCAAAAGACGTCGGTCGAGGGTCCGGACCGGTCCCCCCTGATGGGGAAGATCGAGGCCCACCTGGCCGATGCCAAACGCCCCTGGGAATACGCCCACGGCATGGCGAGGCGCATGTTCCGCGTAGACCGGCTGGAGTGGTGTTCGGCCGCCCAGCTTCACAAGATTGTCGCCGCCCTGGAATACGACGCCGGCCGCCGGAAACGGAGAGGATGAACCAGTATGTACTGTGAGAGATACCGGTGCGAGATGTCTGTGGACGTCTGCCTGGCCAGGCAGAAGAAGGCCGCAGCCGGCCATGCCGGAAAAATCGTCAACTTTGCAATAATGCACGGAAGCATAGACCCGGGCTGCATCCACTGCGCCCAGGGAAAGGAGATACAGAAAATGGGTGGGGATACCGAACGGAAGTGCCGCAAGTGCGGAGATACCAAGCCGATCAAACAGTTCAGGCTCAATAAGCAGTGCTCCGGCGGACGGGAATGGACCTGCCGGGCATGCCGGAAAATAACGGATGATGAACGCACAGCGGCCAGAAAACTGGCTGCCGGGGAAGCGGCCGAGGCGATAGCGATTCCCGCCGCCATGACGCCCGCCGGGGTCGAGCCCATCGAGCCGGCCGAAATCGGGATCCCGATTGCGGGTGACGCTCCGGCGCCGCCCGAAACGGAGACCAGCCCGAACAACCTGAAGATAGTCAACGCGATGGACGCTCGTTGCTTTGAAGATTTCATAGAAACCAAGACGGGCTGCTCAATTGCCAAAGCGGGTGCCTGGAACGGGAGCTGACCGACGAGCAGGCGGCGGCAATGTGCCTGGTCAGCCAGAGCATCACCGACGTGTTGAAGGGAGCGGATGGACAAGCTGCTGGCAGAGATTGACCAGGTGGGAGAGGCGGCCGCGAGGCTGCCGGACGCCTTCGCCCTGGAAGAATTTGCGCGGATCGAGCGGCGCATCCTGGACCGGCTGAGGGATCACCGGCAGGTGGTGGCCGTGAGGATGCGGATGCAGACAGAGGGGTGTGATGGACATTGTTAGAGGGCTGAGGGCTGAAACCTGAGACCTGAGGAGGGGCATTGGAAAACTTCATTGATACGCTAAAGCGCAAACAGGTTCTCCGGCCGGACGAGGTGGCATCCGCGATGCGGGTCAGCCGTTCCACGGTGTACCGGCTGATCGAGGCGGGCGATGTGCCTGTCGTGGTGGACCGGAAACCCTACCGGATACCGGGCGTATGGCTGCGGAACAAATTGGAGGAGGAGGTGCGATGAAACCCAAGACGGCAAGACGGATACTGAAGAAAAAGGCCTGGGAAATAGCGGAATTGAATACTGGCGCGTCTGTGAGAGGCAAACGCTGGCTGCGCCGGCTGGAGGCCAAGTGCCTGCGGATCGTGGCGGACGACAAAATGGACAAGGTATTCAGGAGGCGCGCGGCATGAGACTCGTCTGCCCGGAATGCGGCGCGTTGGCCTCGGCAACGGCCTGGGCCAACGACGCCAGCGTAAGACAGTTTTTGAAGATCGCCCTGGAATTGCCCTGGGCGATCTCGTCCAGGGCGCTGCCCTACATCGCCCTGTTCCGGCCGTCGGTCAAGCGGGGCCTGGCCTGGGACAAGAGCCTGCGCCTGATCGGCGAGCTGGCAGAGCTGAACCGGGAGACGCATATCCAGTGGGACGGCAAACCGGCCAGGCCGATTCACGCCGAGATCTGGGGCCAGGCCCTGGAGGCGATCATTCAGCGCCCGCCCCGAAAGCTGCCCCTGGCCTCGCACGGATATTTAAAATCTATCGCCTACGACCTGGCCGACGAGTCGGACCGGCGCCGGGAGGTGCAGCACAACCAGGCCGAAGCGTCCGGATCCCTTCGTGCGGATCTGGCGGCGGAGCGCGCCGAAAAGCCCGCCTCCCCGGAGGCGGTGTCGGCCATGATGGAAAAATGGCGATCAAGGAGGAGATCATGAACGGATTGACCATAGTTATACTGGCCGTCGCCGCCGTGTTTGCGGCCGCGATCTGTGGAATGAAACTGGTCGATATGTTGTTCGGCCGCGTTCGGTCGATGGATATGATCATCGCCGCGGTGCTCGGCGCAGTGGCGTTTGCCGCCGGCAGCGCAGCGCTAAAAATGGCCGCGACGGCCATAGCGGGGTGAGAAGCAGATGATTCGTATTAATTGCCGCAGCCCCACTTTTTAAGCGTTGGGGGCGCAAAAAATCCCTACTCCGCGGCGCCAGAGCGGGGCATCCTTTCGACCTATTTTAAACCGGACCTGGCGCGTCCGGTTTAGTCTATCGCACAGAAAAGATGTGGCACACCGAAATCAAGGCCAGCGACCGCGGGCCTTTCTTATTTCTGATAGGTTCCCAGAGTGTCGAGTATCTTGTCCGCATACTGATAGATGTCCACGACGGAATCGATCGGTATCCGGATTTCGTCCTTGCCGTTGACGATGCCGAGGTATTTCTGCCTGGCATTGAACCAGAGCCGGCAGATCGGCTTCCGGTTGTTATCGTCCAGCAGTATGCCCATGTACGACTTCGTGTCCCTGTGGATGACTCTGCACGGGGCTACGACTTTCGCGGCAATGGCTCGGACGATGTTGAACCCTTCCAGCTCCTCCTCGGTCGTGACGATGCCGGTGTCTGCCGCCGCGTCGGCGACATCCGCCTGCGCCTCCGGCTCACCGGCCTTCTCTCCCTCCAGCGCGGTTCGCAGCCGGTCGCTGATCCTGTCGCTCAAAAACTGCTGGAACGCCTTGGATACCAGTGGCGTAAACTGGTCTTTCATGGTGGCGGTGAACCGCCCGCCGGGCATGACGCGGTAGAAGAAGAAGCGGACAAAATCATCGTCCGGCGCCTCAACCTGCATGGCGATGGCCTTCCTGATCTCGGATGTATATTTCAGCTCGCTGGCCGTGCTGAGCATGCGGTCCAGGTCGAAGTCGTCTCGCGCCATCTTCTTGACTTCCGCCAGGGCGTTGGGCTTCGGGTTCGCCAGGTCCAGCTCCAGGAACGGTTTGTCGTCCATCCGGTTCGGCTCTTCCAAGTCGGAATAAAATTGATACTGGATGCCATTCGTGAGAATGGCGATCCGCGATCGGGTGACCGTAAAATATCGATACAACTGGCTCATGTTTTCCCTGGACAGATCGCATCCAGCCTTCTTACATTCGATCAGCATGACGGTGTCGCCGTCCCGCACGATCGCGTAATCGACCTTCTCTCCTTTTTTCGTTCCGACATCGGCGGTAAATTCAGGAACCACCTCTTTTGGATTAAAGACATCATACCCGAGAGACGAGATGAATGGCATCACCAGCGCGTTCTTGGTCGCCTCCTCTGTTTGCAGATGGTCCGTGAGCTTTGGCAGCCGTTGAATGAGCGCTGCGATCTTTTCATCGAAGCTCATACTGTGCCTCCGTTTTTGATGCGTTTTTGATTTGAGTGGTGCGTTGCGCGGTCGATTTAATCACCTATCAGATTAAGCAAAAAAATCAACACGCATCATAAATCGTCTCAGAATTATCACGGATACTCACGCGCGCGTACAAGAAGGGATGGTGTGGTATTTGTTGCTTGGTTTTAGACCCCTGAAGGCGACTCGACAAAGACACTAAACGGCTTGGAGCCGGATCTTTTATCGCCAAGGCCCGTTATTGATGCAGATTTGGGACCTTGTTTCGTGTAAACAATAAAGACATGCAGCGGAGCAACAAAATTTATACCAGCCTTGAGTGTTGCGTTTAAGTTTTTTGAAAGCTCATCGATATCTTTTTCCGGCAATTCGGCTGATGCGCGGAACGTTACCCCGTCTTTTTCTATCGTAAACACGGGTGGGATCTTATCAAAATCAATACTTTTGATGGTGTAAACCTCATCGAAAATATCGCTTGTTGGTTTGGCGGGCGGCTTTCGAGGATACCGCTGCCTGGCTTGATCCGCCGACAGCTCCTGTTTGTCAGGCATGGTAATTGTATCGTCCCTGTCCAGTTTGCTGATCAATGAACGGGTTGGTTTTTCAAGGTCCTGGTCCCCTATGATTTCAATAGCCTTGTCCAGGCTGGAGGCCAAATTTCCCGCAATTGCAGAGCTTAGTTGCATCTGCGCGACATCCCGCTGGTATTCTAATACCTTGGTGGTGGTAAAATAGCCAAAAACAACCAGCATGGCGACAATTGCGGTAAGCACTATTTGCTTTCCAGACATTTTTTCAAGCATCCCTTTGAGAACGTCATTCAGCCTGATTTCAAAAATTGATGAGCCTTCAACTACCCGGACCTTTACCGTGATTTCCTTTTGTAAAATATGCGTCTGGATTTCCGAACCGGTGACTTGCCGGTAAAGCCGGTTGACCGCCTTTTGAAGCTCAATAATGTAACTGGCGCCGCGATAGTCTATGTAACTATTCCAGGCCGCACCGGTAACGCGAATTTGAAAGGCGAGCCCTTTACCGAGTTCTATATCACCCGCCTGGATCTTGTTCAACACTATATCCGTGCCTGACTTTAACAAATCATCCCACGAACGTACCGTGATCATAGCGCCCCCTCTTAGAGAAGATTATGAGTTTAGAATAGCCAAAACCGTGCGTCGATAAAGGCCCCGGTTATTGCTGCACAGCTGATGGGTCGATTGAAAAAAAACACCTATCAGATTAAGCAAAAAAATCAACATGCATTAGAAACCGTCTCAGGATTATCACGGATTCCACCCGACCCGTGTATGGTGATCCAGAGCGGGGGCGGTTCGTCTACGCCCCAGACCGCGCAAAGAGAACCGGCCCCCGCATCCAACCATACGCGAGGCGAAGCACATGACGACGCGGGACCTTTCGACCATCAGGCGGATCATCATTCACTGCTCGGATTCCGAGTTCGGCACGGCGGCCATGATCGACGAGTGGCACCGGCAGCGCGGATTCACCCGCATCGGGTATCATTACGTGATTCTCAACGGTGTCACCGTTAAGGGCGCACCGTATGATCCGAAGCTCGACGGCGTGGTCCAGCAGGGCCGGAAACTGTCCGAGGTAGGCGCGCACGTCGCCGGGCACAATTCCGACAGCGTCGGGATCTGCCTGATCGGCCGGCGGCACTTCACCGGCAATCAACTGCTCAAGAGTCTGCCCGACCTGCTCTGCTCCCTGAAAGACCTGCCCTCTATCTCCGGGTGGCAGAACGTTTATGGGCATTACGAGCTGGATCACAACAAGTCCTGTCCGAATTTGGACATGAACGCCGTACGGCGGATGATAGCGGTATGATGAGGATTCTGATCTCCCTGGCCGTCCTGTCCAGCCTGGCGTTTGCCGGGTGCGCCTCCCTCACCTACGAGTCGGCTGACGGATCGCGTGTGACGTACACGCGGATATTGACCGGCTCGGACAGTATCAAGGGCGCGCTGCCCGGAGCGTCGATCGAGTCAACCGGCCAGCAGGCTATCGACCCGGCCGTTATGGCGGCCCTGGTGCAGATTCTTTCGGCCGCAAAATGATATGGATCGCGCTCGCGCTGCTGATTCTCAGCGGCTGCGGCGCGGCGGATAAAACGATGAAACGCATCCCCACACATCAGGCATACAAAGACCTGCTCCGGACGGCAAAAGGCATGCCGGACTCGGAGGCGCTCGACTCGGTCAACCGGTTTTTCAACACCCGAATCCGGTACGCCGCCGATCTGAAGTCGTGGGGCAAACCCGAATACTGGGCCACGCCAGAGGAAGTTTTAGATCGTGGCCAGGGCGACTGCGAGGATTTTGCGATCGCCAAGTTTTTCACACTCAAATGGATCGGCGTGGAAGAGGATCTGCTAAACCTCGTGTACTGCCGCATCGCGCCGGGGGACCGGCCGCACGTGGTGGTGGGGTATCTGGCGGACGCGGATTCCCCCCTGATCCTGGACAGCGGGGCGGACGAGATCGCGCCGGCATCTGAGCGTTCCGACCTAAGTCTGATTCTTGGGTTCAACTCCCGCGGACTCTGGGTGTTCCGGGATGGCATCCGGCATAAGGTGTCAACCAACGCCAAGCAGCTCCGGCCCTGGAAAGAACTCATGCAGCGGATGTCTGCCGACGCAGACAAGGAGACGCCATGACGACGGCACTGCTCTTTGCCCCTCCGGGCTACTGGCGGCTGTCAGAAATCCTAAAAGGGCGCATCTGCAACGGCTGCGGCAGCAAAGGTCTGTGCGGGTACGTGATCCCGGACACGATCTGGGGTCTGCGCATCACAGAGGCTTGCAACATCCACGATTATCAGTACGAGACAGGCCGCGACCATGCGGACAAGGAAAGCGCGGACCGGTCGTTTTTGTACAACGTTCTGCGGCTCATCGATGCCGCGGGCGGCCCCGCGATCCTGCAATGGCTGCGACGGAGACGGGCGCAAAAATACTACTGGGCGGTCTGCGCGTTCGGCGGCCCGGCGTTCTGGGCGGGGAAAAACCGGCCCGAGGAAATGAGACTGGCAGGCTGATGGAAGATGTGGAACTGGCGTCGAAGTTCGAGGCCATGCACCTGAAAAATTCGATTAAGCGGCATTTTGATGAGGCGGAGCCGTCCGATGGAAACGGCATCTGCATCGACTGCGGGGAAGAGATCCCCGAGGCGCGATTGAAAATAGACCCGGGATTCAGGCGGTGCATCGCCTGCCAGACCAGACGCGAAAGGAAACGGGGTTGATGGACATCACAAACGTCGGCGTGATGAAGGAGATATTCCAGGCGTTCGGGCCATACGGGCTGCTGCTGGTGCTGTGGTGGTTCGATGCCCGGCGGCTGGACGCGGTCCTGAAGGAGCACCGCGGATACATGGACGAGTGGCGGGAGATGTACAAGAACAACGTGAAGCTGGTGGAAAACTACGACAGCGTGGCCGGCGACCTCAAAGACCTGGTCGTGCTCAACACACAGACCATGACGGGCCTGGTGCACGACATCCGCGAGAACCAGTACTGCCCGCAGGTCAGAATCGAAAAACGCACCGTACAGGTGGGGAAGGGTAGCCAATGAACACCGAACGGCTGAGATATATGGGCAGACGCCAGGAACTCTTGATGGAGAAGCGGACCCTTGAGATCCGCTTTCACGGCCTGATCAACAACCTGCGCGACGAGCTGGACCCGCTGCGCTCCATCAACGAGATGCGGCCCGACGTGGTCGCGACCCTGTCCGCGGAACTCGAATTGGTGCAGAACCGCACCCGGGAGGTCGCCGCCGAGCTGAAGCGGATCAGCGACCTGATCGGCGGTTGACGATGCCGGCACGGTCCCGAATCGCACTGCTCCCGGACGAGATCCGCGACGAGCTGGAGCGGAAGCTGCTGACCGGCGGCTTCTCCGATTACGCGGCACTGGAGTCGTGGCTGCGCGACCAGGGGTTCGAGATATCCCGCAGCGCGATCCACCGGTTCGGCAAGGACTTCCAAGCCAAGTGCGAGGCGATCAAGATCGCCACGGAGCAGGCCAAGGCCATCGTGGGCGTGGTCGGAGACGACGAGGGCAACATGAACGAGGCCCTGATCCGCCTGATCCAGCAGCTGTCCTTCGACATCCTGGTGAAGAACCAGGATGAGGACATCGTTGATATCCTGCCCAAGATGGGCGTCATGATCGCCAAGCTCTCCAAGGCCAGCGTGGACCAGAAGAAGTGGGCGACCGAGATGCGGAAGAAAACGCTGCTGGAGGCTGCGGATACAGTGGAAGAAACCGCCAGGGAACGAGGCTTGTCTGAAGCCGATGTACAGTTCTGGCGGGAGCGCGTCCTGAAGGGAACCGCATGACCAGACCTGGCGACATAGAGCGGATTCTGAGCTGGGAAGAACTCCCAGCCAGCGTCCGGGAGATTCCCGAGGGCTACAACCCTCTGAGCGACGGCGTTCTGATGCATCATCAGAGCGATTGGATACAGCTTTGCCAGGATCACGATCTCTGCATTGCCGAAAAGGGGCGGCGGACCGGCATCACATACGCAACGGCGCTGAACGACACCATCACCGCGGCCAGCAGTCGGGAGGCCCGTGGCGACAACGTCTATTACATCGGCGACACCAAGGAAAAGGGCCTGGAGTTCATCGGCTATTGCGCTCACATGGCCAAGGTCATGGCCGCCGGTATGGCCAATGGCTGGCGCGGAATAGAGGTCTTTCTGTTTGAAGATCAGCAGCCGGACGGCAGCAGCAAACAGATCACCAGCTACCGCATCCGGTTTGCATCCGGGTATCACATCGTCGCCTTGTCGTCAAACCCGGCCAGCATCCGGGGCCTTCAGGGCATCGTCAACATCGATGAGGCCGCTTTCCACAAGAACGTGCAGGCCGTTATCGACGCAGCGACGGCGCTGATTATCTGGGGAGGCAAGATCCGGATCATCAGCACGCACAACGGCGCCAAGAACCCGTTCAACCAACTGATCCGCGATACACGAGCTGGCCAGTACTCATTCAAAATCTACAAGGTCACGTTTGACGATGCGGTGTCAAACGGCCTGTATGAGCGAGTGTGCATGATCAAGGGCTGGACACCGACGCCGGAAGGGAAACGCGAATGGTACGAGCGGGTCCGTGGGGCATATGGGTCCAACAAGGCCGCCATGCGCGAAGAGTTGGACGCCATCCCGCGAGAAGGCTCCGGCGTGGCAATACCCGGAATTTTGATCGAAGCGTGCATGAAAGAGATCCGGCCGATCGTGCGCCTGGCTCTGGACGATGAATTTGCGCTCAGGGGAATGGAATATCGAGATTCGTGGGTGGCGGATTTTATACGCCAGAAAATTAACTCGCTGATCGACCAGCTCAACAGGGAACGCCGGCATTTTTTTGGTTCGGACTATTCACGGTACTGCGACTTTGCCGTCTTCAACCCGATGACCATCGAACCGCATTTGACACGCCGCGTGCCGTGGTTTTTGGAGATGCGCAATGTCCCTACACGGCACCAGCAGCAGATTTTGTGGCACATTATCGATCGATTGCCGAATTTTGCGTGCGGCGCTATGGACGCCACCGGAAACGGCCAGACCATCGCCGAGTTTACGGCGGACAAATACGGCCGGGAGCGCATCATCGAGGTGACCCTCAATGATGCCTGGTACCGGGACCACATGGGGCCGTTTGTCGACGCGTTCGAGGATCAGATGATGGATATCGGACGGGATGCAGACGTGCTCAACGACCTGCGGTCACTGGAGCGAATCGACGGCATCGTCAAACTGCCAAACATTCGAACGGCGGACACAAAGGATTTCGAGTTCAAGCGCCACGGAGATTCGGCAATCTCCCTGGCCCTGGGGCATTTTGCCACCAGGAGCTACGCCGGCGGCCCGATCGAATACCAGTCCACCGGCAGGAAGCGCAGCTTCACGCGCATTCATAACTTCATGGGGCAATGATGGCGGAAACGGAGAAAATTAAAAAGCCGGTCACGGACGAAATCGCCGGCGCGGAAAAAGACATCGACATCTTTTCCGGATGGCTGACCCGCCGGGCGAATCCCGATCCGGTCCTGTCCTCGGAGGCAGGCGGCAAGGGCCTGAAACTCTATGACGAGATCGCACGGGATGCGCATGCCGGATCGGTGTTGCAGACGCGCTTTCTCACCGTGGTCGGGAAGGAGATCGAGGTGATTCCGGCGGATGATTCCAGCCGGGCGCAGGAGGCGGCCGACCTAGTCGAATCCGCGCTGCTGGGCTGTAATTTCGGCCAGGCCGTCGGAGAGCTCCTCCAGGCGGTCCTGTATGGATTCTATGTCGCCGAGGTGATGTGGCGGGTTAAAGACGGCCGTGCGACGCCGCGGAAGATCGTCGCCAAGCATCCGCGCCGGTTCGTGTTCGACATGGAACGCAGCCTCCGCCTGCTCACGCCGGACAACATGGTGGACGGCATCCCCGTTCCGGACCGCAAGTTCATCGTGTTCACATACGGGTCGTCAGACAGCCCCTATGGCTGCGGCCTGGGGCAGAAACTCTGGTGGCCGGTATGGTTCAAGAAAAACGGGATCAAGTTCTGGCTGATATTCCTGGAGAAGTTCGGCGCCCCGACGCCGGTCGGCAAATACCCGCCCGGCACGGAACCGGAGCAGCAGCAGAAGCTCCTCGACGCGATCGACGCCATACAGACCGAAACCGGCATCAAAATACCGGAATCGATGTCTATTGATCTCCTGGAGGCCACGCGCGGCGGAAACGCCTCGTACGAGACGATGTGCGAATACATGGACCGGCAGATCAGCAAGGCGGTGCTGGGGCAGACCGCCTCGACCGAGGGCACGCCCGGCAAGCTCGGAAACGACCGCCTCCAGGAAAACGTCCGCGACGATATCACGAAAGCCGACGCGGATCTGCTCTGCGAGTGCCTGAACAACACCCTGGTCCGCTGGATCGTGGACTACAACGTCCCGGACCCGGACCGCGTGTATCCCAGGCTGTGGATCCGCACCGATCCGGAAAAGGACCTCAAAGCCCTGGCCGAGCGCGACCGGATCATCCTGGTCGATATGGGCATGGCCGGCCGCGTGCCGGAGTCCTACATCTCCGATACGTACGGCATTCCGCTGGCCGCCGACGGCGAGGCGACGATATTGGCCGCAAAAGGCTCCGTCGTGCTCCCGGACGGTAAAGCTTTGGTTGGCGGGGAATTTTCAGATGCGCCGTCCCAGGCCAAACCCGATCCGGCCGACATGATCGCGGAGCGCCTGGGCGAGGAGAGCATGGAGATTACGGACGAGGCTTTCATGGCGCCGATCAAACGCCTGGTGGAATCGGCTGGCAGCCTGGAGGAGATCCGGGACGGCATACTGAATATTTACGGCGACCTGTCCCCGGCTGAGCTGGGAGAGCTGATCGCGCGCGGCATGATGATCGCCGAGGCCGCGGGCCGGATAGACGTTAAAACCGAACAAAAGGAGAGATAATGTCATACAGTGCGGCAGGAAAAAACGCGATGCTGGACGCCCTGGCGGCGGTGGCGGTATACGCATCACTGCACACCGCGGACCCGGGAACCGATGGGTCCAATGAGGTATCCGGCGGCAGCCCGGCCTATGCCCGGAAGGCGATTACGTGGGGTTCCGCCACGGGCGGGGCTATTGACAGCTCAAACGCGCCGGTGTTCGACGTGCCGGCATCCACGACCGTGACCCATGTGGGGTTCTGGTCGGCGTCCAGCGGAGGAACCTTTTACGGTTCGGCCGACGTGACGGACGAGGCGTTCTCGGCGCAGGGAACCTACACCCTGTCCGATGCGGACCTGGACCTGAATGGATAACAGGATCGATTGATGGCGCAATTTGCACGTCCGACATCCGATATCTCCGTAAACGGCTGGTCGCCCTCCACGGGCGCGACGCTCTACGGGTGCATCGACGAGGCATCGGCGTCGGACGCCGACTACATCACCAATAATGCGGTGGCGTATAGCGAGGTCGGGCTGTCCAGCCTGGACGACCCCCATTCGTCTTCCGGGCACGTGGTGCGGTACCGCCTTCAGAGAACCCCCACCAACCGGACCATCACCATCGTGGTTCGGCTGTACCAGGGATCGACGCAAATCGCCTCTTGGACCCACGCCGATCCGCCCGCATGGGCGCTGTACGAACAGACCCTGACCGGGGCCCAGGCCGACAGCATCACGGACTACACGGATTTGCGGCTGAGATTCGACATTACCGCCATTCAGAATTCCCAGGCAAACGGTCAGATCTCATGGGCCGAGCTGGAGGTTCCGGACGCCGGGGAGTCGCATTCCGGTTCGGCGTCGATCTCGGGCAAGGGTTCGGCGACGGCTTCCGGCAAAAAAGGCGGAAAAGGATCGGCCCTGACGTCCGCGGCCGGGACACTGGCCGCGATCGGCCTGGCCGGGATGCTGGCCGTAGCAACGATTTCAACCGGAGGATCTCTTACCGCATCCGGCGTCAAGGCTTCGTCGGGCGCGGCATCGATTGCCGGGGCCGGGTCTCTTTCGGCAACCGGCACTGCGGCGGAGAGCCATTCCGGCGAGGCGGTTCTTTCGGGGTCAGGATCTCTTACCGCGCATCCGGCGTCAAGGCTTCGTCGGGCGCGGCATCGATTGCCGGGGCCGGGTCTCTTTCGGCAACCGGCGGAAAGTCGGCCCCAAAATACCGCTCGATGCGGATCACGGCGGAGGCACTGGCCCCATCGATCACGGCGGAGGCACTGGCCCCATCGATCACGGCGGAGGCACTGGCCCCATCGATCACGGCGGAGGCATTATGATCAAGCTGACAAAGATTGCCGCTGAATTAAGCGCTTATGGCATCACGGCGTCATTCTGCGACGCAGCGGGTGACGCGGTGGTTCCGACAGCGATCACATGGTCGTTGACGGATCTGTCCGGTGCGGTAATCAACAGCCGCAAGGATGTGGCGGTGTCCGTCCTGGCGCCTTCCGTGACCATCGTCCTGCGCGGAGACGACCTGCAACTGGTCGGCGACGCAACCAGGCAGGCGCGGCTGCTGGTCGTGACCGCCGTCTACGATGACACAGTCCTCGGCGATGACTGTCCTGTCCGCGAGGAGATCCGGTTTATAGTTGGCGACCGGGTGGAGGCCGAATAATGGTCGATTTGCGCGCCGTATTCAAGCTCCCGTTTGTCGAGCAGCTCGCGTTTTTCCGCGGCAAACTTAACATCCCCACGCGGCGCTGGGACGATCTGTGGAAGGATCAGCACGCCAAGGGGTTCATGGTGGCCGGAGCGACCAAGGCCGATATCCTGGCGGACTTCCGGACCGCGGTGGATAAGGCCATCAGCCAGGGGACCACACTGGAGGAGTTCCGGGCCGACTTCGACGCCATCGTGCACAAGCACGGCTGGAGCTACAACGGCGGCCGGAACTGGCGCAGCGAGGTGATCTACAGCACCAACATCCGGACCTCCTACGCCGCCGGGCGATGGGCGCAGCTCACCGACCCGGAGCAGATGGAGGTGCTGCCGTACCTGAGATACAACCACGGCGACAGCCGGGTGCCCAGGCCCGATCATCTGGCCTGGGACGGGGTGACCCTTCCGGCGGACGATCCCTGGTGGAAGACGCACTACACGCCCAACGGCTGGGGCTGCAAGTGCTACGTGACCGGCGCGACGCGGTCGGAAGCCGAGGCCGCCCGAAAGGCCGGCAAGGGGTCCGCGCCCGAATCGCCCATCGACCCGAAAACCGGGGAACCCAAGGGCATCGACAAGGGCTGGGGCTACAACGTCGGAGAGGCGGGTCAGGCGGAAGGATATCGTGTGCTGAACAACAAGTTTGAGACGCTTCCAAACGACTTCGCCAGGCAGTGGCTGTCCGAATATGTGCAGGGTCCCGTGTTCGAACGGTTCGTGTCTGGAGCGGTCCGGGGCGAGTTTCCCGTGGCCGTGCTGAAAGCGCAGGACATGAAAGTCCTGGGCAGCGGAGCCCAGACGGTATGGATGTCGCAGGAAACGCTCCTGTCGCACGTAAAACGCCACCCGGACATTGGGCTGAACGATTTTCGCCTGATTCCCGAAATCATCGATGCCGGTGAAGTGTATCAGCAGTCGGCGGAGCGCCTGATATTCCTGAAAATCAACGGGAAGCTGTATCGGGTAGGGTTGAAGCGGACTCGCGACCGCGCGTCAAATTTCATACTGACGCTGTTTGGCACCACGGCGGAGAAGGCAAAAAAACAGGTGGTGGATAAATATGAAAGGATTCGCTGATCACGGACGGGGCGGCACTCCCGTTAGCGCTCATCATCCGGCGGACCGGAAGGCGTCGGCAGCCTGTGGCCGAACCGTGTCAACAAATCCCGTTATCAGAATATTAGCGTTTTGCCGGAAAAAGCAAGAAAAAAATGCCTGAAATCACCATCAAGATAGACGGCGCGGACGCCATTCGGGAGCGGCTGAGAGAGATCGCCTCCCGGACCGGCAACCTGTCGCCGATCATGAAGGCCATCGGCGACCGGGTGGCCGCCCAGACGCGGGAGCGGTTCAAGTCGGGCGGCCCCGCGCCGGACGGAACGCCCTGGAAGCCGCCGGCAACGCCCAACCCGAAGCGGGTCCGGACACTGACCGTATCCGGCCATCTGGCCGGCAGCATCCGCTATCAGATGCGGGGAAGGAACGCCGTGCGGATCGGCACCAACGTGGTCTACGCGGCCATTCACCAGCTTGGCGGAAAGACCGCGCCGCGCGTGATCCGGCCGGTGCGAAAAAAGGCGCTCAAGACCCCGTTCGGGCTGTTTTCGAAAGTCAACCATCCGGGATCGAATATTCCGGCGCGGCCCTACCTGGGCCTGAGCCCGGCGAACAGCGACGCGATCCTGAGGATGATCAACGAGTACATAGGGAGCAAATATGATTAAGTTTAACGGCTTTGCAGACTGGGTCGAGATATTCCGGGGCGGCCCGCAGACCGACAACAAGGGCGCCGCGCACGACGGCGACCAGCTCATCGACGCGGCGATTTCCACGTTTGATCCGGCAATGCACGAGCCGCCCCTGTGCGTCGGGCACCCGCAGGACAACAGCCCTGCGTTCGGCTGGGTGTCGGCCCTGAAGGCGGATGTGGCGGACGGGGTGAAGACCCTGTTCGCGAAGTTCAGCCAGGTTCAGCCCGAGTTCGAGGCGGCCGTGGAAAAAGGCCTGTACAGGAAGCGGTCCGCCAGTTTTTACCCGGACGGACGTCTGCGCCACGTCGGGTTTCTGGGCGGCGCGCCGCCCGCGGTCAAGGGCCTGGCGGACCTGAAGTTTCACGACGGCGCCGAACCCGTGTGCTTCGAGTTTTCGGAAAGCTGGAAGATGTCCACCGTAGCCCGCGTCATGCGCAGGCTGAGAGAATTTTTTATCGCAAAATTCGGCCAGGAGGCCGCCGACGGAGTGGTCTCGAATTACGATATCGAGGACCTGACGGCGCCTGAAGGCGAAGAAACCGCGGCGATCGCGTACAGCGGCCCGCCGCAAACCCAGGAGGATGACATGCCTTTTACCCAGGAACAGGTCGATCAGATGCTCGATCGACAGAAAAAAGAGTTCAGCGACCAGATCGGCGCGCTGGAAGCCAGAATCGCGGAGGCCCGGACCCAGGGAAAAAACGAGGCCGCGGCCGAGTTCGCCGAGCAGCAAAAAGCGCAGCGGGCCGTGGCCCGCAAACAGCAGATCGCGGACTGGATCGGCAGAATGACGGCCGAAGGCAGGATCACCCCCGCCCAGGTCAAGTCCGGCATCGGGGTGTTCTGCGAGCGGCTGGACGCCGAAATCGAGATCTCGTTTTCGGAGGAAGGCGTCACGGCCAGCCCGCTGGGGTTTTTCCAGAAGATGGTCGAAGCGTTGCCCCCGCAGGTGGAATTTGCCGAGATCGCGCACCGCGGCAACAACGTGGCCGGGTCCGACGCCGGCGGAAAACTGGAGGCCCTGACCCGGGCCAGAATGAAGGAGAAGCCGGATCTGGCCTACAGCGCGGCGTTCAGCGAGATACAGAGCGAGAATCCGGCCCTGGCCTGCGAATACGCGCAGGAACTCAACCAGTAGGGGTTGGGGGCGAAGATTCGCCCGCCCCAACAGAAAGGACGTGAAACATGGCAACAGAAGTCAAGGTTCTGGATCTATCCTGGCCGGCGGCGGAAGGCCTGTCCGACGACCAGTACAAGTTCGTGGTGCTCAACTCCAGCGGCCTGGTCCGCCGGCCCGACAGCGCCTCCGAGGTATGCATCGGCATCCTGCAGAACGCGCCGGAGAGCGGCGAGGCGGCGCAGGTGCGCGTGCTGGGGAAATCAAAGGTATGGGCCAGCGCCGCCATCGGCATCGGCACGTTCATCGGCCCGGAATACGTCTCGGCCGCGGACGCCGGAAAGGCGCAGGACAACTCGGGCGCTCTCGCCTACGCCCGCGCCGTGATGGTGGAGGCGTCCGGCGCCGAGGACGACCTGGGCAGCTGTCTGATCCTGGGCATGTGCCCGGCCATCACCGACGCCGTGCAGCGCGTGACCACCGCAACGACCAAAAGCACCGCCGGCGCGGTCACCTATTCGGCGGCCGAACTGGTGGGCGGCCTGATCCTCCGTGATCCGGCCGGGACGGCCCGGAGCGATGTGACGCCCACGGCGGCGCAGATCGTCGGCGCCGTGGCCGCGGCCATCGCCACGAGCAGCTTCGAGTTCATCATCCGCAACACGGCCGACGGCGATGAAACCATCACCCTCACGGCCGGATCCGGGGTGACGCTGAGCGGCACCATGACCATCGCCCAGAACAACTCCAAGCGGTTCCTGGCGGTGATCACCAACGCCGGAAGCGGCACGGAAGCGGTCACCATTTACAGCCTGGGCACCTTCGTCCACTAACCATTCAGGGCGAAGTCGCTCCAACAGAAAGGACATGAAACATGACGCAGCCAAACATCAAAGAGCAGATCGTGGCAGGTCCGCTGGCCAATGTCAGTGTGGCGTACCGCAATCTGGACTACATCGCGGACCGCGTATTTCCCATCCTGGACGGCGCGGATCCGAGGGCCAAAATCACCCAGTACAAACGCGGCGCCTGGTTCCGCGACGAGGCGGGCATTCGCGCGCCGGGAACCGAGGCCGTGCGCGGCGGCTACCCGGTCGGGACTGTCAGCATCGCCACCAAGGAGTATGCGTTCGCCAAGGAGGTGACCGACGAGGACCGCCGGTTTGCCAAGGCGGCGGGTGCACCGGTTTTGAATCCCGATCAGGACGCCGTCGAGTTCGCCACGGACAAGGTCGACCTGAAGAAGGAGCGCCGCGTGGCGGCCCTGGTCACCGGCACCACCTGGGTGGACGGCAACTCCGGCGGCGAGGACGCGGAGGGCGGTTGGGTCGCATCGACCGGGAACACCTTCTTCGCGGACGTCTCCAAGGCCAAAAAGGCGATCAAGGCCGCCATCGGCCGGCCGCCCAACCGCCTGGTGATCGACTACGCCACCTACCTGGGGCTCAAGGAGGTGGACGACATCCTCGACAAGATCAAGTACACCCAGCGCGGCGTGGTGACGCGGGAGATGCTCGCGGCCATGCTGGACCTGGACGAGGTGCTGGTCGGGTCGGCGATCTATTCGAGCGCGGAGGAGACCGCGGCCGGAGACGATTTTACCGCGGTGGACATCTGGACGGTCAACGCCGGCAAGGGCCTGGGGTTCCTGTACTACGCTCCGCCGAAAGTCGGCCTCAAGGTGCAGTGCGCCGGCATGCAGGTGCGCATCGCCTACGAGAACGGCCTGGCCAGGCGGACGTCGACCTGGCGGGAGGCCGCACGGCACCAGGACGTCTACGAGGTGGCCGAGGAAACGGACATCGCGCTGATCGACGCCTATGCCGGGTACCTGTTTGCCGACACGGCCGCAACCTGATCATGACGGGGGGGCGCGAGCCCCCCGACAACAAAGGAGAGCATATGAAAATTCGATACATCGGCCCGTGCGACCGGGTGAACGTCGCGCCGTACGGCGAGCACCGGCAGGACGAGGTCCGGGAATACCCTGACGATTTCGCCGCCAATCTCCTGAAAACCAGCGTCCGACAGGTGTTTGAGGTCGTGGAAACGGAACCGCCGGAAGCGGAGACCCCTCAGGTCTCAGGCCTCAGCCCTCAGCCCTCTGAAGGTCTCAGCCCTCAGCCATCTGAGCCCTCCAAACGCAAGGGCCGGAAAGGATAACCGATGGCCTACTGCACGCAGACCGACCTGGAACACGCGCTGCCTGAGGGCAACCTGATCGCCCTGACCGACGATGAGGGGGCCGGGGACGTGGTCGCCGAACGCGTGACCGAGGCCATCGCGTCGGCGGACGCCGAGATCGACGGGTACTGCGCGGGGCTCTACTCCGTGCCGTTTGCGACGGTTCCGGCCCTGGTCAAGAAGTGCTCGGTGGACATCGCCATCTACAACCTCTACTCACGGACGATGGAACAGATCCCCGAGACCCGGGCCGCGCGGTACAAGGACGCCCTGCGGATACTGGAGAAGATCGCGTCCGGGGCCATCGAGCTGCCGCCGGACGCCGCGGCGGTGGGAAGCGCCAACGGGGTCAGCTTCTCGGCAAACACCCGGCTGTTCACCAGCGACACGATGAAGGGATTTTAAATGCTGACCACGATCCGGAACGACATGATCGAGGCGCTGAAGGACCTGGGCCTGTTCAAGACGGTCGATGTCTGGAAGGGCGAGCTGCCCGACCTGAAGATGCAGGCCAGGAGCCTGCCGTCTGCCTACGTGGCCCTGAGCTTCGGCGAGTACGCGAAGATCAAGACCATGCCGCCGCGCGACGCGCGCCTGGTCATGCAGTGGGATGTGTACCTGTTCATGGGCGGCCTGTCTGCCAGCCAGACCGTCACCACGGCCGGATACGAGCTGATCGAGGCGGTCAGCGCCAAGGCGTCCGACGGCGGCCTGACCGGAATGGTCACGGCGGCCGGGCTGCTCTGGCCCGCCGACCTGGAACTGGCGGCGGCGGACAATGGCGTGATCGTGTACCGGCTCGGGTTCGGCATCGAATGCCAGGTGCCGGCGTACGTCCCCCCGGCCACTTAACCCCTAAAACTTGAATCTTAAACCTTAAAAGGAGTCCATATTATGCAGGCACGCGGCGTGTACGGCCAGATCGGCGCACAGTATGAAAGCGTGTACGGCACGGATCCGGGCACTCCGGATCTCAAGCTGATATACTTCGAATCCGAGGGCCTCAAGTCCTCGCAGAACCAGAGCACCAGCAAGCTCCAGACCGGCGACCGGATGACCACCGAGCCGCTGCAGGGCAACATCAACGTGTCCGGGTCCATCAAGACCGAGCTGGGCGCGACGCCCGGCATCCTGTACGTGGCGGCCGCGGGCAGCGTGAAGACCGAGGGCAACTCCGGCACGGGCGAGACGCTCGGATCGGCCCTGACCGATCCTGCCGGCGTGATCGACGCCTTCCTTCAGACCCTGACCGTGACCAGCACGACCCACGGCCTGGCGGTGGGAGACATGGTCCAGATCGCCGGCCTGACCGCTCCCACGGAGCTCAACGACACCTACGTGCGGGTGATATCCGTGACCAGCGCGGACGTGTTCGTGTGCCGGATCCCGATGGGCGTATCCACCATCTGGACCCTGGGCGCGGGCACGCTGAAGAAGGTCACCGCGGCCGCAAGCACTTACAAGCACACCATCGAGTTCGGGGGCATGCTGCCCAGCCTGGTCATCGAAAAGGGGTTTACCGACATCTCCCAGTACCTCAAGTACAACGGATGCGTGTGCGGCAAGATGGCCATCGCGATCAAGCCGGAGGGCGCCCAGGACGTGACCTTCGACTTTTCCGGCCAGAAGGAGACCGCGGCCACGAGCAGCTTCGACGCCGCTCCCACGGACCCCGGCAAGGCCAGCTTCTCCGGGTTCCAGGCCGCCATCGAGGAGGGAGAGGCCACCATCGCCAACGTGACCAAGATCGACAACCTGACCTGCGAAAACAACCTGGACACCGGCCAGTTCGTGATCGGCGGCCTGGGGTTCCGCAGGGGCCTGCCCGAGGGCAAGGCCAAGATCACCGGCAGCCTGGAGGCCCTGTTCGAGGACACGGCCCTGTACACCAAGGCGGTCGACTTCACCACCAGCTCGCTGGAAGTGGAGTACACGCGCGGCACGGGCGCCGGCACCACCGGCAACGAGAAGCTGACCATCAACATCCCCCATCTCAAGTTCAAGCGGGAAGCGCCCGCGATCGGCGGAGAGGCCGGCGTGCTGGTCAACCTGCCCTTCGAGGCGTTCTACGAGACGGGATCATACCTGATGCGGTTCACCATTCTGTCGCCGGAATTAACGATCTAAAGAGGGCTGAGGGCTGAGACCTGAAACCTGAGGGAAAGGAAAAGAATTGAATCCTTACCAGATGTTCAAGACCGACAGCAAAATTGAGATAGACGGGCTCAACCTGGACTACGGGGATTTCAAGATCCGGATCGCCCGGGCCGGCGGCGCCAACCAGTCATACATCAAGATGCTGGGGGACCGCCTGAAGCCCTACCGCCGCAGGCTGGCCAACGGCACGATGGATAACGCGACCTCCGAGCGCCTGCTGGCCGAGATATATGCCGGCAGCGTGATCCTCGGCTGGGAGGGCGTCACAGACGCGGAGGGCATACCGATCGAGTTCACCCGCGACAACTGTGTGAAGCTGCTGATGGACCTGCCCGAGCTGTTCCGGGACATTCAGGAGCAGGCCCAGAAGGTCGCCAATTTCCGGGCGGAGGAGATCGAGGCCGATGCCCAGGACTGATCGCCGCGCTGCGCTGGCGCCTGGAACACGCCGACCGCATGCCGGGATACCGGCGGTACGCGGAGCTGACCGGCTGCGTTCCGGACGAGATGCGGGACGCTCCGGGGCTGCCCACGATAACCCTTCACGCGTTCGGCGCATTCCTGGAAATCGAGCCGCAGCGCATCCGGCTGGCATGGACCGGGTTTTTCACCCTGATCCACCGGCGGCAATGGACGACGAGCGGCCCCGGCCCGATCCTGCTCTCGGAGATCCGGGGCTGGCTGGACGAGCAGCAGGTCTGTGATGCAGAGGACCGCGCCGAGCTGATCGACCTGATCGACCGCATGGATCAGGAGTACCTGGCGCACGCCAACGGAAATCAACCATAGGATTATTCGACACCGATGGCCGACAAGAACACCATCCAGATCACGATCACCGCGGACGGCGCGAAGGCCGACAAGAGCCTCCGCACCGTCACGCGCAGCCTGGATAACCTGGGCGACAGCGCCAGGAAGCAGTCCGACGCTACGGCGCTTCTGGGCCGGTCTATCGGCGTGGTGGCGGGGGCGTCGGCACTGGCCGGCGCGGCCGTGACCGCCCTGGGCGGGTACATGCTCACGCGGGGCGTGGCTGCCGCCAATGTGCAGGAGGCCGCCGAGGCGGACCTGGGGGCGACGCTGAAGGCCACGGGCCACGCCGCCGGCTACACGCTGGACCAGCTCAAGGAGATGGCGTCCGGAATGCAGCAGGTCACCACCGTCGGAGACGAGGTGACGCTGGCCGGCATGGCGATCCTGTCCACGTTCAAGCAGGTGCGGGGGGAGGCGTTCGAGCGGGCCACGGCCGCGGCACTGGACATGAGCCAGGTGATGAAGCAGGACCTTCGATCGTCGATGGTTCAATTGGGCAAGGCCCTGAACGATCCGACCGAGGGGCTCACGGCCCTGTCCCGCGTGGGCGTGTCGTTCACCGAGCAGCAGAAGCGGATGATCAAGCAGCTCCAGGAGTCCGGCGACACGCTGGGCGCGCAGAAGATCATCCTGGACGAGCTCGAATCCGAATTCGGCGGTGCGGCGCGGGCCGCGGCCGGCACATTCGGCGGCTCGGTGAAGCAGGCCCAGAACAGCGTCGGCGACCTGACCGAGGAAATCGGCTTTTTCCTGACCAAGAACGACGCCCTGATCGGCATGGTCCGCGATTTCCGCGACTGGGTGGATGCGTCCATTCCGAAGGTGCGCGAGATCGGGGACCAGTTCCGGGCGTGGACCGCGGCCAACGAAGGCCTGATCCGGCAGCGGATCGACGAATACGTGGACCGGGCGCGGAAGGCGCTCGGCGCGGTCTGGGATCTGATCACCTACGACCCGGCCATCCTGGAGTGGGGTCTGATCGGCCTGGCCATCGGCGGCAAAAAGGGCGCCCTGCTGCTGGGCACCGCGGCACACGCGGCCGAGTGGGCCGAGAACTTCGGCAAGGCGATGGGGCTGGCATCGGCGGGAGTGATCAATTTTTCGGACGTGGCCACGGCGAACTTCACCGAGCTCAAGAACCTGGTCAACAGCTTTGATACGGACGACGTCATGCTGATTCAGCAGAAGATCGACCGGAAGATGGCCGAGCTGAGCAGCGTGATCCCGTATGGCACTCCGGGAAACGCCCGGGCACAGTATGCAGACCGGATACAGCAGCTGAAGGATGAGATCGACTCACTGAATGCGGCCAAAGCAGGGCTGCTTGCCTTGAAGACCCCCTCGGCGGCCGGCGCGGAAGGCGGCGTTGAATCGCCGGCCGGGAACGCGCCCGATCCGGCAGGAACGCCTGCAGCGCCCAAAGCGACAGACAAATACGCCGAGGTCCTGCGGAGATTGCAGGACGAGTACGACTGGCTGCGAAAGACCGAGGTCGAGCAGAAGGCCCTGGCCGCCGCCCGCGTTGCGGGCGTGTCCGAGGGGTCCGAACGATACGCCGTCCTGCTCGGCCTGATGCAGAAAATTCACGGCGAGACCGAGGCGATGGCCCGGGAAACGGCCATAACCGAGTTCAATGAAAACATCGACCGGCAGGCGCAGCTGATCGGCAAGTCCGAGGCGGAGCAGGCGGCCCTGAACCTGGCCTGGGAGCATGGCCTGGAGGTCGGCGGCGCGGCGTATCAGACAGCCCTGGACGCACTGAACCGGCTCACCGCCGCCCAGCGGATCTACAACGCCGAACTGGAGAGCGCGCGGGCCGCGGAAAAGCGCAAAACATCCGTCCGGGATTCCGTGGCGGACATCGAATCCTCCCTGAAGTCCGAGGAGGAGCGGATACGGGAATCGTACCTGCGCCGGGAAAACATCGTCCTTGAGGCGATGATCCACGATCAGGCCAACCACGAGAAATACACACGGATCATCACCGGCCTGCACGAGAAAATGGGCGAGGAGCTCGGCGCCCTGGCCGACAAGACCTTCAATGAGCAGCTGGGGGAAGCGGTGACGGGCTGGGCGGCCGGCTTCTCGGGGACCCTCAACGACATCCTCTGGCAGTCCGACACGACGTTCGAGGATATCGGCCGGTCGTTCGCGAAGATGATCACCGAGATGATCATCCAGCTCACCGTGATTCAGCCGATGATCGCCGCGCTCAACGCGGCGATGAAGACCAGCTCCAGCGGCGGAAGCCTGTGGTCGTCCCTCTCGTCGTTCGGATCCACCCTGTTCGGCATCGGCGCCGGGGCGGACCCGGCCCTGGCCGCGGCGGACGTGGGATTCAACCCGCAGTTCGGCCTCAATATTCCCGGCCTGGCCCGCGGCGGCGTGCTCGATGCGGGCCGCGTGATTCCGTTCGCAACCGGCGGCATCGTGAATGCGCCGACCATCTTCCCGATGGCGCGCGGCCTGGGCCTGATGGGCGAGGCCGGGCCGGAGGCGGTGCTGCCGCTGGCGCGCACCGGCACGGGCGACCTGGGCGTGAAGGTGGCGTCGGGTGATTCCGGGGCGGCCCTGGGCGAGGCAAAAGGCGGCCTGCGGATCATCAACGTGATGGACCCGTCCGTGGTCGGGGACTACCTGGGCACAGCCTCCGGGGAGCGGCTGGTCGTCAATATCATGCAGAAAAATCGAAAGGCGCTGAGCTGATATGGCTGGACACGATATCGGATATGTAACCGGCGCGTCGGGATCGTTTTCCCTGGCGAACCAGAACATGGTGGAAAAAATCAGGGACCTGGTCACGGCGACCACCCGCGGAACCGCATCGTTCACGGGGTCCGGCCTGAACGACTGCGCGGCCGGCGGCACGTATACGGGCCTGGTGGACCGGACCTACCGGGTCCAGATCGACCTGGCGGACGCGGTGGACACATTCAAGTGGTCGAAGGACGGCGGCGTGACCTGGGCGGCCGAGGACGTGGCCATCACCGGGGCGGCCCAGGAGCTGGAAAACGGCGTGACCGTGACGTTTACCGCGACCACCGGCCACACGCTGAACGACTACTGGGAGGTCGCGTGCACCAGCCAGGGCTGGACTGTTCTGAACTATGACACCAGCGGCAGCACGCATTACCTGATTCTCAAGGGCTGCGGCCTGACCGGTCAGGAGGAGATCTTCGTCGGGTTCATCGCGTATCACAACGCGGACGCGGACTACTACAACATCGGCGTCATGGCCTGCACCGGGTATGTCGCGGAGAACTCCTACAGCACCCAGCCGAACGCTTTTACTTCCGGCATCCCTGCCAACAACAACCGGATCGACTACTGGCTGACCTGGAACTCGCAGCGGATCGCCATCGCCAAGAAGGTCGATACGCCGGTGTACGAGTCCGGCTATGTCGGCAAATTTTTGCCCTACGCGAGGCCGAGCCAGTTCCCCTACCCGATCTGCTGCGGCGGCATGCTCAGCGGCCATGCGGGGACCAGATCGTCGGACACCTCGCATTCCATGCCGTACAAGGGCAACCGGGCCAATTTCAAGATGCGCACGCTCGCGGGCACCTGGTATCAGGCGTACACGATGCCGTGGGGCGATGTCTGGATCACGTGTGGGGGTAGTACGCAAATTTCCCCCAGTCCGAGTGCGGCCATGCGGGACACGGGCGGGGAATATCATCTGACCCCGGTGGAGCTGTACGAGCCGTCTGCGAACCTGTTCGGGGCGCTGGACGGAATCTACCATATCACCGGGTTCAACAACGCGGTCGAGAACACGGTCACGATCGGCGGCAAAACCTATGTAATTGTTCAGGACGTCTGGCGCACGGGGTTCCTGGACTACTACGCGATGAGGCTTGATTAATGAGCTACTACACTGGAAATGCGGCGGACGCCGCCGCTGTAATCACGGCGATTGTCAATTCGTGCGTGGCCGAGGGGTGGGACTGGACGGACAGCATTTTGAGCCACACGCCGTCCGGCGCAACCTACCCCGTATCGGTCAAGTTCAGCTCCGCGACGGTCAGCGGGGTTGCGCCCGTGCGCCTGTGGTGCAAGAACTCGTCCGACGCGTGGTGCCCGTATTATGTCACGATGTGCGTGCCGGTCAAATCGGTGAGCGTGACGTATCCGGTCACGTATCACATATTCGTGTTCGACGCCGAGGTCTTTGCGGTCGTGAACTACTCCGACAAATACCAGTGGCTGGCGTTCGGCCAGAGCGACCAGCCGGGGCTGGGCGGCAGCGGCAACTGGATGGCCGCTACGATGGGGCACCTCAACTCGTCGTCGCCCGACTATCCAACGGGTGGCGTCAATCTGGCAATAACGCAAACAGGATTAAACCATTCGTATGATTTGGTCATCTGCCCGGCGCTGGGTTGGTCGAATAAGGGACGCACGACCAACACCACTGCGGATTGGCAGCTGGTAACTAATTTCTGGATGGATTCCGGTCTGGAATCCAGCGACTTTCATCATCCGTGGATGTACACGGCAGGGGCGCTGGGCAACCAGGATACCGGACAGCCAGGCAACCGGTGGGTGGTGCCGCTGCTGCTGACCCAGCCGAACGCGTTCAACAATGAAGGGGTGCTGCTGCCGATCAAGGTGTTCCAGTGGCGCCCATCCTACAAATCCAGCCAGGTGCTGCAGGTCCAGAGCGCCCGGCAGTTACGCGTGACCAACTACGCCTCGGGCGAGTTGATCCAGCTCGGCACGGATCAGTGGATGGTCTTCCCGTGGTATCGAAAGAACTCGGCCGAGCCGGATGCGGGCAATCTCAAGGATCACACCGGCACCTTCGGCTGGGCCATCAAGTATGAGGCCTTGTAATGGCTGATTTCGCCACGGCGACCCTGTCCGCATGCTCGCTGGGCGGATATCTGCCCCTGACTTCCGACTGGCCGGACGAGTTCCAGTGGTGGGAGGCGGACGGATATTTAGGGGACCCTCTGATCGCCGGCGGGGAGATGACCCTGCTCGGGTCTGTCGTCCGCGTACCCGTGGTCCTGTCCCCGATGGTCAAGTCCGCCACGGCGTCCCCGTGCTACCTGGGCGATTACTACTACCGCATCCATGTCGTTCCGCGCTCGCTGGACCTCGGCCAGCTGCTGTCCGCGGAGACGCGGGATGTCACTGTCTGGAACGCGTTTTTCGAGCCCAAAACGCTGGCATCCGTTGTCAAAGACAACGCCGAAGGCATCGTCGTGCCGGCGCCCGTAACCACGCCGTATGCGATGGCGCCGCTGGAAGAAATCACGTACTCCATAGAGATCGGCATCTCCGGACCGGTCACGATCGACGCCACGGTGACGTTCACGTTTGCCGGGCTGTACGCGATGCCCGTCTCCATCGTCGGGTGCCGCGTGGTGGTCTGGGCGTGGCCGCCGGAGGGCGACTACGAGGAGCGGTTGCAGTGGCTGACCGGTGTAATCCAGACCCGCCGCGGCGAACAGCGTGTGGCGTACCGGGACCTGCCCCGGCGCATATACCGCTACGACTTTATCCGGCCGGAGGACGAGATGCCGGCGGTCCGGATATACGCCGACAACTGGTGCTTCCGGGTCTGGGGCCTGCCCTGCTGGAAGGATTTTACCGTGGTGTCCGCGCTGTCCGGGGCGACGACGATCAATTTCGGCGCGGCCCTGGCCGACTACCAGGAAGGCGGGTGGGCCGTGCTGTGGGAGTCCGCGGATCAGGTCGCGGCAATGACGATCACGGCGGTCCGCCCCGACGGCATCGACATCCTGCTGCCGCTGGCGCGCGACTGGGTGAATGCGCGGATCATGCCGATGGTCCGGGCGATCACGCCGGAGGGGTTCAGCTTCAAGCGCGGCCCGGAGCTGTGGGTCCCGTTTTCGGCCGAGTTCATCTGCACGGACGATCCGTCTCCGCCCGCCGCGTCCGTCTATCCGCAGTATCGCGGGTACGACGTGCTCACCGACGGCGACATCGTGATCGGAGACATGTCCGAGCGCATCTCCCGGCCCGTGACGCTGGTGGACAATGGCCAGGGGCCGATCGTGGTCGAGACGGGGCAGGACTACACCCGTTTCGCCCGCACCGTGGGGAAGACGGTCGCGTCTCCGGCGGACCTGTGGTCGTGGCGCAACTGGCTGTACACCCGGAAAGGAAAACAGCAGCCCTTCTGGCTGCCGACCTGGAGCGCCGACCTGGTGCTGACCGTCGAGGCCACGCCGTATTCCGCCGAGATGCAGATCCGGTTCTGCGCCCTGTCGCGGCACGGCCAGCTTCCAAAGGACTTCATGCTGCGCCTGAAAAGCGGCGCCGTGTATTACCGCAGGATCAACAGCGCCGTGGCCCTGGCCGGCGGCGACGAGATGATCACCATCGACGAGGCGCTGGGGGTCACGATCCAGCCGTCGGACATCGAGATATGGAGCTTCATGGACCTGGTCCGGCTGAACTCGGATGAGGTGTCGATAGATCACAGAGATCCGTACCGCGCCGGAACGTCCGTGCCGGTCATGAGGGTGCCGGAATGAGCAATTTCACGAACCTGGAATACAGCGTCGCCTCCGGAGAGCCGTTCGAGCTGTACGACTTTGTCCGCGGCACCTGGCACATGTATCTGACCACGCGGACGACGGAGCTGTTTGTCAGCGACAACCAGGTGTACGAGCCCGCGGCGATCACGCGGGGAAAGATCGAGCAGGGCGAGGATCCGTCCAGGGACCAGATCACGATCACCCTGCCGCGCGGCCACGACCTGGTGGCCGAATTCATCAACCAGCCCCCGGAGACGTCGACCAGTGTCACGGTCCGCAGGCTGCACCGGGGCCTGGCCTATTCGGACGCCGTGGTGATATGGAAGGGCCGGATCGTCTCCTGCGAGCCAAAGGGCGAGCTGGTGGATTTCGAGTGCGAGTCCGTGTACGCCATGATGCGCCGGTACGGGCTGCGATACCGCTGCGAGCTGATCTGCCAGCACGTGCTGTACGGTGCGGGTTGCGGGGCCAACCAGCCCGCCATGCGGGTGAATGAAACGATCGTCGGCGTGACGAATCCGACCACGCTGGTCATGTCCGCCACATCGGGATACGCAAACGGATGGTTCAACGGCGGCATCATCGCCCGGCTGGAAGACACGCGGTTCATCCTGTCTCACGTCGGCAACACGCTGATCGTCTCCAGGCCGCTGTCGAGCCTGGTCGCGGGCGCTTCGGTGGCACTGTATCCGGGCTGCGACCGGACGCTGTCCACGTGCATCAACAAGTTCGGGAACGTGCTGAATAACCTCTCGTTCCCGTGGTTCCCCAAAAACAACCCCTTTGTCGTGAGCATAAAATAATGGGATTCTGGGCGGTTATCGGATGGCTCGCCTTCAGCCTGGCCATATCGTATCTCCTGGCGCCGCGCACCAAGTACACGGCGCCGAAAGCGGCGGGCATCGAGGACTTCAATGTCACCACCGCCGAGCTGGGCCGGGAGTTTCCGGTGCTGTTCGGATATAAAAAGATGTCCGGGCCGAATGTGGTCTGGTATGGCGATCTCAAGGTCGTGCGCATCACCGAGAAGGTCTCGTCGGGGCTGTTCAGTTCCAAGAAGGTCACGGTCGGGTATAAGTACTATCTGGGCATACACTTGGTCCTGGCGCACGACCTCCAGGAAATCACGAAGGTGGAGGTGGACGGCAAGACGGCCTGGTCGGGGAGCTGTACCGGGGGCCAGATCACGATATCCGCGGCTGAATTGTTCGGCGGCAAGAGCGGCGGCGGAGGAATATCCGGCACCGTGGACTTCGAGCGCGGGCTGTCCTCGCAGGTGCAGAATGCGTACCTAAAGTCTGTCCTGGGTGATGACGTTCCGTCGTACCGGGGTGTGGCCTGCCTGGTGCTGAACCAGGTGTATCTGGGCAACTCCGAATACATCAAGATGTGGGATATCTGGGGCAAGAACATATACGACAGCTGGTACTCCGCCAAAGCCGCTGTCGGCGACGACATGAACGCTGCCCACATCGTTTTTGCGACCTACACCAGCGCCAAGTGGGGCGGGATGTTCAACACCTCGGATATCGATGACGCAAATTTCAGGGCCGCGGCGGATACACTCTATACCGAAGGCTTCGGCCTGAGCCTGATCTGGGACCATTCGGCCCGGATCGAGGATTTTGTCGAATCGATCAAGGAGCACATCGATGCGGCGATCTACACCGATATCCACACCGGCCTGGTCAAAATCCGGCTGATCCGAGCGGATTACGATGTGGACGACCTGGCCTTGCTGGACGACAACAACGTGGTCGCCGTGGAGCACTACCGCCGCAGAACCGTCGAGGAGATGGTCAACTCCGTCACCGTGCAGTTCTGGGACGCCTCGACCGGAGAACAGGGCTCGATTACCCTGCACGACATCGCGGCGGTCGCCCGGCAGGGCTACACGAACAACGTGGTGCTGGAATATCCGGGCATCACCAGCAAGTCGCTGGCGGACAAGGTGGCGGCCCGGGAGCTGGCCGCCCGGTCCGCCGACCTGGCCTCCGTGACGCTGCTGACCACGGCGGAGGGCATGCAGATAGAGCCGGGCATGCCGTTCCTGTGGTCGTGCGACCAGTACGGCGTCTCCGAAATGGTGCTGAGGGCGGTGCGGGTGTCCTATGGCGCCTTCGGCGACTCTTCTATCCGCATCGAGGCCGTCCAGGACGTGTTCGGCGTTTCGCAGGCGGTGTATTCCGCGCCGCCGGCGTCGATGTGGACGCCGACAACCAGCGCCCCTGCGCCGTGTCCCGCGCACAAGGCGATCGAGGTCCCCTTCTACTGGCTGGCGGCTGAGTATGGCATATCGGACGTGCTGGCGCTGAGCGCCACTGCCGGATTCGCGGCCATCACGGGGGCAAAGCCGTCGAATGATGCCCTGAATGCCGTGCCCTGCTTCAAGCTGTCTTCCGAGAGCGTCTACGACGAGCACGCGGCCATCGACTTTGCTCTGTGGTGCACGCTGGCCGCGCCGGTGGCGATATCGGCCACCAGTTGGTCCGTGATATGGCAGAGCGGTGAGCCGGAAGCCGAGATCGGCATGTGGGCGCTGGTCGGCGCCGAGATCGTGTATATATCAGACATCAGCGGCAACACGCTCACCGTGTTGCGCGGGTGCATGGACACCGTGCCGGCGGCTCATGCCGTCGACGCGAACGTACTGATCGTGGATGGAATTTATTTCAGTTCACGCCAGTTCGTGTCGGGCAACACGGTCAACATGAAGCTGCTGCCGACCACCGGCCAGGGAACCCTGGCTATCGGCAGCGCGTCCGCGCAGAATGTCACGATGACTGGTCGTATGGATCGGCCGCTGCCTCCGGGCCGCCTGCGCATCAACGGGGTGCAGGAGCCGGACGAGTTTCTGCTGGGCGAAACACTGACCCTGGACTGGAAGCACCGTGACAGGACCGTCGTGTCCTCGATCGTGCACACCGAGGACAGCGCGGACTACGGCCCCGAGGCCGACACGACCTACAGCCTGTCCGTCAAGCGGACGGACACGATGGCCGAACTATATTCGGCGTCCGGGATCTCCGCCAATACGGTGGATATCACCAGCGCCAACATCGGATACACCGGGACAATACAGGTCTCGCTCTGGTCCGTCCGGGGCGGCGTCGCCTCCCTCCAGCAGCAGGTGCGGGAGTTTGATTATACCCAGGCGACATAAGGGGATACAGGAAAAATAGAGGCCGCCGTGGCCGGAACGCCAATTCCGCCACGGCGAAGAGCTGTTGATGCCAGCCCAACATCTGAAACAGACGGCCTCCAGCTCGGACCGAGCAGTGGCAATCTATCAGGCCGTGGCCGTCTACACAAGGAGAATGTGCATGAACAGTCCTTTGGCGTATGTCGGCGGCAAGTCGCGGCTTTCTAAAACTATTATCGAAATGATACCGCAGCACCAGGCATACTGTGAGGTATTTGCAGGAGCGGCTTGGGTGTTTTTCCGGAAGCACCAGTCAAAGTATGAGACGATCAATGACCTTGACCGAGATCTGATCGGCTTTTACCGGGTCCTCCAGCACCACTTAGAAGAGTTCCTGCGGCAGTTTAAATGGTTGTTGTCGTCAAGGGAGCTGTTTGATGATTTCAAGCGCCAGGCGGATGCCGGAGGCTTGACTGATATCCAGCGGGCGGCCCGCTACTACTATCTCCAAAGGCACGCCTTCGGAGGGCGCGTGCTTTCCAGAAGTTTCGGCCCCGGGCCGTTGAAACGGCCTAGAATCAACTTGCTACGAATTGAAGAAGAGTTGTCGGAAGTACACCTGCGGTTATCTGGTGTGACGGTCGAAAACTTATCGTGGCATGAGTTTGTGAGGCGTTACGACCGGGCGCAGACGTTTTTCTATTTGGACCCGCCCTACTACCAGGCGCCGTATTACAGGCACAACCTCAAAATGGAGGATTATCAGCATATGGCGAGTGTTTTGGCTGGTGTGAAGGGGAAATTTATCATGAGCATCAACGATCATCCAGATATCAGAGAGACGTTTGCGGGGTTTGAAATCCACCCAGTAGAGCTGAAATATACCGTCAACGCAGCCCGCCCGACTGTCGGCCATGAGCTGCTGGTTCGTAATTTTTGAGGTAGAGTTACGCGGGTTCAAACCATCCGACGTACGGGTTCAAACCATCCGGTGGTTTACAAAACCGCCCTCTCCCCGGTAGGTGTGATGGAGACTGCATTAACACTGTCCGTATGGCCTCCCATCACTTCCATACACTTGCTTGTAGCCAGATTCCAGACTCGCATTGTCTTATCACTGCTTCCGGAAACCGCCCTCTCCCCGGTAGGTGTGATGGAGACTGCATTAACACTGTCCGTATGGCCTCCCATCACCTCCATACACTTGCCTGTAGCCAGATTCCAGACTCGAAGGGTCCTGTCGTAGCTTCCCGAGACTGCTCGCCTGCCGTCGGGCGTGATAGAGACAGCATTGACCTCTCCCTCATGCCCTTCCATCACTTTCAGACACTCACCGGTGGCTAGGTCCCACACGCGAAGGGTTCCGTCCCAGCTTCCTGAGACCGCCCGAGCACCGTCGGGCGTGATGGAAACGGCTACAACCTCTCCCTCGTACCCTTCCATCACCTTCAGGCACTTCCCGGTGGTTAGATTCCAAACGCGAAGAGTCTTGTCCCAGCTTCCTGAGACCGCCCTCTCCCCGGCAGGTGTGATGGAGACTGCATTAACACTGTCCGTATGGCCTTCCATCACTTTCATACACTTGCCTGTAGCCAGATTCCAGACTCGCATTGTCTTATCACTGCTTCCCGAGACCGCTCTCTCCCCGTCAGGTGTGATGGAGACTGCATTAACACTGTCCGTATGGCCTCCCATCACTTCCATACACTTGCCTGTAGCCAGATTCCAGACTTGAAGGGTACCGTCACTGCTTCCCGAAACCGCCCTCTCCCCATCAGACGTCATGGAGAGAGCAGTAGCCCCATGCCCAGCCAGCACTTTGAGGCAGGCATGATTCGGACAAAAAGATGAGCGGTTCTGCAACCTGAGCCATTCGCCCGAAATCCCTTTCCCTTCCTTTTCCATGTCTGCGACTCGCTCAGCGACTGGCCCAGAGTCAGCGCTGTTCCATGCCATCTGAAAAACAGGTTCATTTCCATCTGCAAGTTGCCTGATATGAGTGCTTACGAAATTACCCCAAGCCTTGACACGTTCCAGTCGAGACCATCCTCTTTGTTTATAGATTGAGGACTTCCTGTTATTGATCTTCACCAGCTTTGGCGGGTCAGGTATGGGGTTTGTTTTGGGATGCCTCGCGTGCTCTATGAGTTTGTCAACGTAAACCTGAACCGATCGTTTGCGCTCGTCTTCCTTTCGCTGTTTTTTCTTCTGCCCGGGCCAGGCCAGTTCAGCATGATTATAATCTGAAATCAGGTCGTAGCCCATTCCCGCCTTGCATTTGGCTTCGATAAACCTGAGCTCGGTAAGCGTTGACTCAAGCTCGTCCCACATCGAGCCACTTTCGGTCTGCTGAAAAGGAAGTTCGGATAGGCTGTGGACGTAGTTGTCGGACCAGGTAGAATCGCCAGTGGGATCGGCCTTGTGGCGGAAGTACCGGGCAAGCTTGCTGTGATATTCGGGATGAAGATAGTTCAGTTTTATGGTCTCTCCTACCAGTCGATGGTAGAAGTTGAAAAGCACAGCCTGGTCAACCGACGTTTCGGTCAGATAGGGGGCAAGGTCATGATAAAGCCGGAGCCAGACGACAGCCGGTATTCCATTCGCTTCCAGCGACCTCGCAGAGCGGGCTTTCAAATCTGCCATTACTTCCTCATCTCCTGACAGAAGCTCGAGGATTTCGGTCTCCGAAAGTCCATGCCTGGCTGCAGAGAAGATGCCCAGAAAGGTCTTCACCAACACCTCTCCGTGTTGTTTCTTGTCCCGGAGCCGGGTAAGCATGTCACCCACAATCCCAGGAACACCAAGTGCAAGTCCGGGTATATTTTCCGCACCACGGGGGAGCCCCTCGTAGGACTTCCACCTTCTGGCTTCCTCGAAGGCGAGCTTCAGGTAAAGTGGTTTCGGACAGCCACGGAAGCTATCGAGTACATGTTCCAGTTGCTCCTCCGTGAGGGTGCGTTTCTTCTCTGGATAGGCTTCAAGGAGCCACGTCTGCAAAATTTTTTCCCCTTCTCCAGGGGGCATGTCCTCCAAACAGAGCAGTGCCGATTTTGGGACATTCGATCTCGCAGACCTGAGGCACTCTCCGGCATCATCTTCACGCTCCAGCACAGAAACGATAATTTTTACGTTCGGAGGAAGCTTTGACGGGAGCCAGTTCAGGCTGTGGGTATTTTCTTTTACACTCAATTGATCCAATCCATCAAGAAAGAGCAGTAGCCGTTGATCTTCGGAGATCATTCTAAGGAATTCGTTGAATCTTTCACTCAGATATTTGTACTCGACGGGTATTTCATACTTACTTGTAATCGCATCCTTAAAGAAGTTATGAAGGTCGTTTGAATTCTTGCTTATAGAATTGAGTATCCTATCTCTTAGATCAAGAATCTTATGAAATCTGGAGTTGCCTTCTCGGTTGCCCTTGTTCTGGAAATTGATGATTCTCTCCACTACATACCGGAATATTGGTAATTGTTGAATTTTCTCGATTATCTCAGGCTCCTTCTCAACGATCATCTTAAATTTGTATACATTAGCGTCAATTTCGTCCAGATCCTTTTCCTTCAATAGATCAAATCCAAATGCCTCATAAATCTCAAGGCATAAGTTCCTGAGCAGCGTACGGATATCCATGGATTCTGGTGTGGCACCGATGAATCGCTGAATGATATACGCTTTTTTATGCTTGTCGGCGGCATCGGATACGGCCTTCGCTATCAGTGCCGATTTGCCGGACCCGGAGGGACCATAGACAACTAATGGGAATTGTTGTCCTGCATGGATATAAGCGGCGATGTCATCAAGGATCTTTTGTCTTCCGATGAAGTGCCTGCATCGTTCCTTGCCGAATCCCTCATGGGCGATTTTCTCGCGGGTAAGCTCATCGATCTGTTTGAGTTGCCGGATTTCCTCCTCGATGATCCTACGGAGTGCACTCAATGTATCGGCGGCGAATTGATCGAGATGTGTGATCAATGGAAGGCCAGCACAGATCACATCATAAGAATACGAAGTAACGCCTTTTGTTTGTGTGATCATTTCCTTGAGTGCATGCGCCTTCTTCACACCAGCATCGGCACAAGTGCTCCCCGGCGGCATGTCATCGAGGTTTTGAATGTTGCGCAGAAAGGCAAAGACATGTTCGCGCTCATCGGGAAGCTTCAGTGCACCCTCGATGATCTCCTGGTGGGTGGCAGAGCACTCGTACTTGATCCGTCGCTGGTCGCTCTCCGGCCATCCGAGACTGTTGATAGCACTGCGTAGTATCGATCGCATTTGCTCTTCCGTCTTACTCCAGGATGCATAGTCTGCTTCCGCAAAAACCTCGTCCCGCCGTGGTCGGAGCACATATTCCGGGGGCACGGCGTTGGTGTCGAGGCGATACCAACCGCCTCCGCCACCAGGTTGCGCTTCATCCCACACCAGAAGCTTGTGATCTTCCGGATTGACCTGTGAAAGGATCATCTCGAACTCTACCGCCTCAATCTGCGGTGGCAGCGGTATCCAGCCATAGCGGTCGCCCAGGAGGATGATGAAGTTGGGGCGCGGGGAAATGTCTTGACAGCGTTTGAGCTCAGTCATGCAAATGTTCATCGTCTGCTGGTCAAGCGCCGCTTCCTCGCTCACCCCCCAACGCAGATCAATGGCCTGAAAGCGGCATCCGTTCGTCTCGCAGAGTTTCTGCAGTTCAGGGAATACCTTGTCCTGCAGGACGTTGCGCTCCGCCTTGAGATCGTCGAAGGTGGAACTGACAAAGACGCGGAAAGTTTTAGTTTGTTGCGGCATGATTATGCTTCCTGGATGCTGTTGCTTGCTATTGCGCGCCTGATGTGGATCCTTTTTGGGGGTGCTTTCTTATACGCCTTGGGCCATAAGAGACGAAATGCCGCCGCCATGGCGCATATGATTTCTATCCGATCCTTTCAGTATTGAGCAAGAATTTTTTCAAGACAGGATTGGTGAGGAACATGAGCCGGCATGCCAGGGGCGAAAAATTTTAACCGTCATCGGCCTGCATTCAAAAAACAACAGCCGGCCTTTTATGAAGGCCGGCTGAAATTTTTCTTGAAGATGGTCGGGACGACTGGATTTGAACCAGCGACCCCAGCGTCCCGAACGCTGTGCTCTACCAGACTGAGCCACGTCCCGACATCGGTTGCCCTTTTATGTTACTTGGCGGGCGGTTGTCAATCAAAAAATGCGGTTTTCCGGCCCCCGTCTCATTTGAACGGCCGGTTCACCACGATGGTGGCCTCTCTGCCGGGTCCGACGGAGATGATGTCGATCGGCACTCCGGATTCTTTTTCGATGAATTTCAGGTAATCCTGGGCATTTTGGGGAAGATCTGAGAATTTCCGAACGTCGGAGATATCCTCGGTCCATCCCGGCAGCGTGGCGTACACCGGCTTGCAGTCGCCGAGGACTTTCAGGTCGGCCGGAAATTCCTGCGTGATCTTTCCCCGGTATTCATAGGCCGTGCAGATCTTCAGGGTTTTCTGGCCGCAGAGCACATCCAGCTTGGTGATGGTCAGTCCCGTGAGACCGTTGAGCCGGACGGCGTTCTTGAGAATGACGGTGTCCAGCCACCCGCAACGGCGCTTCCGGCCCGTGGTGGCACCGAACTCGGCGCCTTTCTGCTGCAGGGCCTCGCCGGTTTCGTCAAACAGTTCGGTGGGGAAGGGGCCCTGTCCGACCCGTGTGCAGTAGGCCTTGACGATTCCGTTGACGCCGTCGATGGCCGTGGGGCCGAGACCGCTGCCTGAACAGGCGTTTCCGGCCACCGTGTTGGAGGAGGTGACAAAGGGATAGGTGCCGTGATCGATGTCCAGGTGGGTTCCCTGGGCGCCTTCGAACAGAATGTTTTTTCCGGATTTCATCGTCTGATTCAGGGCCACGGAGACATCGGTCAGATAGGGGGCCAGACGCGCGGCGAACCGGCTATAGGGCTCGATAATTTCCTCGATTTGCATCGGCTCTGCGCCCAGATACCCTTTGAGGTAGAAGTTCTTTTCTTCGAGAATCTTCGACACCTTTTCCCGAAAGGTTTGCGGATCCATCAGGTCGACAAAGCGGATCCCTCTGCGGGTGGCCTTGTCTTCGTAAGCGGGACCGATGCCCCGGCCGGTGGTTCCGATGCGTTGGTCTCCCTTCATTTTTTCCCGGGCCAGATCGATCCGCTTGTGGTAGGGCATGATCAGGTGGGCCCGGAAACTGATTTTGAGATTTCCCGGGCCGGTATTGATGCCTTTTCTGTATAAGGAATCCAGTTCGGAGATGAGCACTTCCGGATCGATCACCATGCCGTTTCCGATAAAGCAGGTTTTGCCCTGCAGGATGCCCGAAGGAATCAGGTGGCTGATGAACTTTTCCCCCCTGACGACCATGGTGTGGCCGGCATTGTTGCCGCCCTGGAACCGGACCACCGCATCGGCGTATTCGGCCAGAAGATCCACGATTTTTCCCTTGCCCTCATCGCCCCATTGCGTTCCGACAATAACGATATTTGACACGCGACGCTCCTTTGGTCAGAGGTTTTCGGCAAAGCGGATTTTGCCCCGAAAATCGAATCAGGCCCCGTTTCGCTTTTCCCTAAAAAAAGACTGTATCAGGTTTCTGCACTCGTCCCCGCTGATGCCGCTGATGATTTCCGGTTTATGGTTCAGCCCGGCGTTCTCGGCAAAGTTGTACAGGGATCCGGCAGCGCCCCATCTGGGGTCCATGGCGCCGAACACGACGGTCGACACTCTGGCATGAATGACGGCCCCCATGCACATGACGCAAGGTTCCACCGTAACATAGAGCACCATGTTTAACAACCGGTAATTGCCCAGAATTTCCGCGGCTTTCCGCAGTACCAGCATCTCGGCATGGGCGGTCGGATCGCACAGGGAAATCACCCGGTTGCGATCCCTGGCCAGGACGTTGCCGGATTCATCGATCAACACCGCGCCCACCGGAACCTCCTCGGCCCGAGCCGCCATGGCGGCTTCCTCGATCGCCAGTTTCATATAATGTTCGTGGGTTTCAAGCACAGTTTTCTCCGGAAAAAGCGTTTCTCTGTCCGACGTTCATTCAATCCGGCCAGCGCAGTTTTTATTATATTCGGATTCGAAAATAATCAAGTTGTCATTGACATTCCGCGGCAATTGGCTTAAAAGCAGACCGAATTTACAGCTACGTTCATATTGCGCCCGTAGCTCAGCTGGATAGAGTGCCGGACTACGAATCCGTAGGCCGCAGGTTCGAATCCTGCCGGGCGCGCCAATAAAAACAGGGGGTTACAGCTTTTACGGCTGTAGCCTCTTTTTTTTGGTGTGTGGATTGGTGTGAGAAAAGTTTTCAAATTGGCCGTTTAATACGTCGATTGCCGCGCGTTCCGAATCGCCTATTGAATGCAGATATATCTCGGTTGTGCTTCTGTTCTCGTGTCCTAAAATCCGCTGAATAGATCCGATCGAAACATTCGCTTGATCCAGGAGAGAGGCCCCGAAATGGCGTAGCGCATGAAAGCGAAAATACTTGACGCCCGCCTTCCTGCATAGCGTCGTCATAAATCGCTTTCGTTCCTTGTAAGGCCCTTCAACCCATTCCCGTTTGTCCCGGCTCCAGTGACGATGCCAGAACACCCAGGGCTTGTGTTTGTCGCGCTTTTCAAACCGACGGGACAGCACTTCAAAAAGCTTCTCGGACATCGGGATCTTCCGAGGGGTAAGATGACCGCCGCGTTTCTTCCGCGTGTACAAAACCACGTGACGCGCATTTAAATCCATATCCTGCCACATCAGGCGGTTTATTTCGCTCATTCTTCCCATGGTCAAGGCAAGCGTCCACAAATAATCTTGCGTGTCCTGATCGGCCGCTACCAGAACCCTTAAAACATCTTCTTTCGGCGGAACGTACTTGATGCGCTTTTCAACCGGAAAGAATTCAATGCCCCGGGTCGGGTTTTTTAACATCCAGTTTCGCGCCGGATGCATGGCAAAATTAAACAGGGCTCTCAAATAGCGAAGCTCCTTGTTGGCCGTATAGCCGGACGTTTGCCGCGATCGTTTCAGCAGATAGGATTGAATCAGATCGGTGGCGACCTTGCCGCAATCCAATTTACCCCACTGCTTAACCCATCGGCGTGCAAGATACAGATGATCCGTATAATGTCTTTGAGAATTATACGCCTTCACATAATCCAGACGCCTGTTGACCAGATCCAAGAAGGCCATGTCGGTTTGGATCGTCGTTATTTCGGGCTGAGGTTTCGGGTTGCTTATCTCCTCCCTTTTCTGGGCCTCGGCTTGCCTGGCAGCCGACTTTGTTTTGAATCCGGCTTCCGTGTAACGGTCGCCGTTCAGGGTGAAATCGTACCTCCACCCCTTGTTTCTGGCCGAATATACACTCATAGAGATCCTCCTTATTGGGAAAAAACAGAGAACCTCCGAGCTTCCTACCGCCCAGCAACTTCCAGTTCTTATAAACCCAACTCAGGCTTTTTCGAAGATACCGGGCGGCCTCCTTGGGTGACAATATGTCAGTGCCGCAATTTGTGTCAATGGTTACCTGTTTCATAATCATTGCATGCTGCCCGAAGTGCGGAAGCGTTCTGTTTTCTCCTTGGCCCGCCGTAGAACCGTAGCACCGGCAGACGGCCTGTAAAGGCCAAGCGTTGTGGCCTTTTTCATTTCAACTCGTTCTCGTTGTCGCAATATCTGTTTCTGTTGACCTGGCTTGCGTCAGATCCCCGAACGGCCAGCCTTGACAGGCCGTCTTAACCGGTGCTGGATTGTTGCCAGGCGAAGGCGAAAGGGCTGGCGATTTCAGCTCCAGCTCAAGGGCTGGGTTTCAAACTACGGGAAGCCCCAGTTCCTTCCGCATTCGATAAGCCGCCCGGACTTTGGCTTTTCTTCTGTCGTATCGTGCACGTTTTTTCATAACGTCTTTATTGAGTTTTGCATCTGTAATGGCTTTGTTCGTCAGCCCATCTTTAAAAGCTTCAACCAGGTATTCCGAATTGACTGTTTCAATATCCTGGCCCTCGCTGTCCAGTTTCACGGCAAGCATGGATGTCGATGAACCGTATATCTGCCCGCAGAGTCTTTCGATATCCGCGCAGCAAGCTTGGATTCGAACGAGCGGGCAAGCTTTTTGTTCGTTGGAATATCCCTTTTGGACGATTTTCCACCAATCAAAGGTTTTTCTCTGGTTAGGGTGCTTGCCGGGATTGTTTTGAAACTTGAGCCATTTTTCCGTGCAGTAGGCCCACAGGTTGCTGCTATAATGCAAAAGGTCTGCTGCGGTATCGAGCCCGAGTTCTTTGATGGCTTCCCGCCGGATCTGGAATTCTACGCGGATGATTTTGAACCCGTCCGGGGGCAAGTTCATGCCCCATATTTCATGCATCCATGTTTTCTTGGACTTTTGATTGATTTCTAAAACCTTGTCATACAACCGGGCCGACAGATTCCCTTTGCCGATGCTGATGCCGGTCAGCGTGGAATTAAAGAAATGAGGGGCCGCATAGTTTGCCCGGGTCACCCGGTAATCGATCAACTCCATTTTCCAGAGTTCTTCGGGGAAGATCATGTCAAGGCACAGATCGACCCGGCTTGGCTTGACGCTTTCGATTTCAGCCCTTGAGCCTTTAAGGAGATGCAAGAGCCGTCTAACGGCCTTCCTGGGTCCTTCACTCCAGAGGGCTTCGGAACGGATTTCGGCCAGGATGCTGGGCCTTGATTTTGGCTTCATCCAATTGCCGATTTTCAGGGCGTAATCATGACCGAGCAAAAACCATTGATAGCCCTGAGTCCCGTAAGGTTGGATATTGAAAAGACATGAATCATTTTTTGCTTTAAGCTCGACTGTAGCTTCCCTTTCTTCATCGATTGCAATATTTTTGTATTGCTCAAGATATTGAAATAACTGGTCGTTTATCCATTTCACATTGATTGCCAGATAAAGCGTGTCAATGCCGGAGCATAGAACCTTGGAGTCTTCGATAGGCACATGTTTTACGTTTGCGGGGGGGCTGATAGTCATTTGCCCCCCCTTTTCCGCGATGGCCGCTCAAAGCGGGGGGCCGCATTCCTGGGCGCACCTGGGCGGGAAACGCCCCTATGCCGCCAGTTCCTATTGGCTGGCGGCATAGGCGTTTCCAAAGCCGTCGGATGAGACAGGGAAGGGGAGCGGCGGCAAAACGGGCCGCCGATAAGACCGGGAAAGTTTTTTCGATGTTGTGTAAATCTCCATGCCTTCATGGCATGGGGTTTATTATCTGGCTAAAGAACTTACCATGCAGTTTGAAAATTATTTACTGTCCGGGTAATGAATGACATTCAGCCAAAACTGGCTTTCATGCTGAACCACTTTTGACAAACCAATCGGGCTTTCGGGGAGGTCGATATCAATTTCACCCTGGCCGGACATTTCGGCCACGGCATCGAAAAGCTTTCTGATTTCTGGCGCAGTCAGTTTAACATAGAGCAGGTTGGCAAGTGCCGAAATCAACCCGGCAGCACTTGACTTGACGCGTTTTAGGCTGATTCTTTTGGTGGGCGTCTTTGTTAGAGCGCTGCTTATCCTTGAAGCGGTTGATTTCTTGCCGCTCCAGACAGAATTATGAAAAATCCTTTTGATTTTGGTATCATTTATTAAAGAGGCATCAAGCCTTAACATCTTTTCGATTGCATCAATATCACCGAACCGCGCCTTCCTTAAAAGGAAACTTGGGAACTCACCATAAAAAAGCCAGCATGGAATTTGAATTCTTATATAAAACAGCATTTCCGGCTGTTTAAACATTTCTCTAATACTTCTAATTGTTTCTTCGTCAAATTCGCCTAAAACGTCATTTTTCAGCATGTCCAGGCTGATTTGCAGAAATGCAAACCACATATCGTGAAGTTCCCGCCAATCTTCAGGCGATAGTTTCATTAATTCTTCCCGAATAAGCTTATTGAATTTCTTCGATCCTAAACGCTTTCTCTCTTTTCGGCTGAACTTAAATATATCAAAAAGCGCGACTCCAGTCTCAGCGGCTTCTCCGAACAACATGAATAAATTTTTTACGCTTTTTTCAACGCGCTTGTGGTTCTTATAAAGATTAATCCATTGATCGAGATCTGGAGGGGTTTCGAGGTTAGTAAGCTGTTTCCCGGATTTCCATTCTGAAAGGAATTCATAACAGAGTGTTGAACTGGCAACAATATGAGGGGCCGCAATTGCAAGAATGTATGGCTTGTTCTTGCGCCACTTTTCTATTTTATTCATATTTTCACGCCGGAATTTGTTTTCCGAGTCACCATTCGATCAAAAATATCAAAAGCTGGGCGCCATTTCTGCTATAATTACTGCCCGTCCAACGTTAAGTTAACCGGCAAGCTTCAGCGAGTCCGAGCGAAGTGAAACGGAGCGGTGTTAAAAGCCTGGTTATACAATTATTTTTCTAATGAAGTAAGTATGTTACTGTTTTCTTTTGCTAAATATGTTTTGGCAGATTCTAACACCTCGGTTTTTACATTAGAAAATTCTTGCGATAGCTGTTGATGTAATGAATGATCTTGATATTTCTCATAAGGAGTATTTGTAACAAAATTCAACAATTTTTGCGTATTTTCAAGTAACTCTTTAGGAGGAGATAAAAGCCATAACTCATTAAAAGAATCGTTTAATAGACGTATTCTTTTCGTTTGCTCTTCAATGATTTGTGGAACAAGGGTAAAGTCAAGGCCTGTTATGGTTTTAAGGCTATTTGTTATTTTCATGTTGTGGCACTCTACCGCAAAACTTACAAATGATAACAATGACTTTTTGATCTCGGTAATTTCTTTTTTCTTTAATTCAATTGTCTTGTCTTGGTTTTGTTGCTTGACACGACGTTTTTCAATTTCATCTTCTCGAGCTTGAATGAACTCCCTATTCTCTATTTCATTTTTCCTGTTCCACCAAGCAGCTAAACCAGCTGCTAACATAGGCCCTAACACTGCCCATATTCTCAAAAAATGGTCAAAGACTGTAAGAGTGTTCGCAGGTTCAGGTGCCAT